TTAAACTCAGGGACTCCTGACACCACGGCTTCTTCAACCTCAGCCACCACCTCTTCTTCAAGTTGGTTTTCCTGAAGGTCTTTAATTTTTTCTCTGAGGTCTGCAGCCTTTGCCTTTCCAACCTCAGTTTTATTTCCCTCTAACTTATCTAACTCTATTTGAAGTTTAGTCAACTCGTTTAGTGTAGTAGTATTTAGTTCGGGGTTTGCTTTTATCAACTCATCTTTAATAGACAACTCTACAATTCTATCCTGCAGTTTACCTGCTCTTCCATCATAGTCGTTATCAATCTGTATTTTAGTCGCCTGAATTTCTTCAAGCGTCATCGTTTCAATAAGGTTGTCAATAAATGCAGCGTCTACATTGCTTCCATTTACCTTGTACTTTGGGCTGCTGAATCTTGCTGAAACAAAATCTTTCACACCACCGGGAAGTTCTGCAATACCTTCAAGAGCAATCTCTGATACGTCCATATCTTGACCAATTACCCCTCTTGCAGTAGCCTCTCCAACAGAGCCACCCACTGCCTCAATACCTGATGCTGCGGCTACAGACTTAGCAACAGTTGCTTTAGTGGCTTCCTTTGCTGCTTGCTTACCACCCTTGGTGAGAATTTTACTCGCAACCTTACCGCCAACTTTACCTGTGAACGCATCAATTGCACCGATAGTTATACCACGAGCCAATGCTTTATTTCTAATCCTCGTGTACTTCTCTTCGTTGTTAAGAACCTCTCGGATATTCTCTGCAGTTAGTTCTTGGTCTCCTACCTCTTCCTGTAAAAGTTCAGCAAAGGTTGCCCCCATTTCAACTGCAGTTCCTGCTGCTGCAAATGCATAAGGAATTGCGGCTGCCGCACCTGCTAAAGCACCCGGGGCTGCTCCTACACCACCTGCTGCTAAACCTGTCGCTGCTCCATATCCTGCGCCTGTCGTAATGGCTGCCCCACCTGCTGCTAATGCATCTGTGTTTGTAGCCATACCCGTCATTGAACTAAGTATAAGTTCAGGAATGACTGTTGGGTTTTTAGCAATGCCTAATATTACGCCTAAGATTCCTTTGCCGTTCTCTTCGTAAGTCTTCTGATAGTCCATCATCTCATCTGATGGACCTAACATTTGAGCCTCTTTATTTGCGGCAATAAAACTTTGAAGGTCTTCATCAGTAGCCATAGAACCACGCAACAATAAGTCAGATGCGTTTTCAGATAACTGACCTTGGCGATATCCACTCGCTACAGAGCGTGATAAGTCATCAATAAAGTCACCGATTCCAAGAGGAATCACTTCATCCATACCTCTTAGGAAATCACCAAATCCTCCTGTAAAATAATCTTCTTCAGTCGGTTGCTGAAAGTTTGATTGTAACGTGGTATCCAAAGATGTCGAAGTCCCATCTTCTTTTTTTTTTAATGTAGTTGGTGGTGCGATAGAATCAGCATTAGAGATTCTATTCATAAAGTTTTCCAACGGCATATCTGTTTGGAATGTTTCGTCTTTTGAGGAAATCCAATTATACATATTAGATGCATAGTTAGGGTCTGCCATTCTTTGCATAAACATATCTATAGACATATCCTCCTGAAACGTATTGTCCATAGAGGATACCCATTGATATAACTTATTTAAGTACTCTTCGTTCATATTGAATTTTATAAGTATTGTTATCTTGGAGCAGAGCCACCACTTCCGCTTCCGCTACTTGTTGTAGACTTCCAACCTTTTTTCTTTCCAATCTCATCTACCAAACTCTTAGGTGTGTTTTGTCGAATATAGTCCATAAGAGCAGATATAGCCGCCCCTTGATTTGCAGTTTTATAAAGGTCTACTTCTAATATTAAAGAAGAAGCCTTTGAACCGGGTATTTTTACTTCAATTTCATCACTCGAATACTTAGTAACAACCAAATTTAAGTCAGGGAATGCCTTCTTTATTTGAGGAATTACTATATCAGGTCCGTGGTAAAGGTTAATCTTACTCGAAGTAGCATATCTATAACCACTATCATCTGTTCCTGCCGGAGCAAACTTATCTAAATAATTAGTAAATGCAGAAGTGTAATCTACGTTTCCTCTTTTATCTTGAACTCCACCCTTGAATCCTGCAGCATTTATCTTGTCAGTTCCTTGACCGCCACCACCAATTCTTAGTGCTTCTTTAGGGTCGGAGATTCCGTGAACTTCAGAACCAAGACCTGCCCATTCTTCAAGCGTCATATTTTCATCCACAACAATGCCGAGTCTATTTCTTTCAGGGTTATTAGGGTATACGAAATCAACCGTAAATGAGCCATCAGCAGCAGGTTCGGACATAGTTATTTCAAACAAGCCGCTTTGCTTAACTCTTTCGTCACCTAAAAGCGACTGTAGTTTTGCTCTCTTAACCGTAACATCAGGGTTCATACCTATCTCATTCCAAGTGCTTACAAGTGATGCTTCTTTCTTCTTCTCATCTCCTCTCGCTGCTTGCCATTGTTGTTGTTGCGGTGGTGTTGTGCCACTAATCGCTTGACCTGCAACTGTAACGTCTAATGCACCTCTTGTTGCTGCAAGTAATCCGTCTTTAGCAGTTTGCTTATGCACCTTACCTACTGCACTATCAAAGTTAGGAACGACTGCGCCATCTACCTGTTGTAGTAGAATGGTGTTATCGTCCTCTTCATCCGCTTTAAATGTGAATTTATATGGTTGACCATTAGGGGCAATTCCGCCTAAATTATTTGTCAATAAAGACGTAACATTATAAGTGTTTGATAATTGGCTTTCTGCCCAAAGGTCCTCAGTCTTGGCTTGCATACCAATCAACTTGCCTTCCTCTGCAGTAATATATCCCTTTGATACCATATCAGCAATATTTGAGGGGCTTCTAAAAGCAGGACCACTCATAGTGGAAATCAATCCTTTTTGATATAGGCTTCCTAACTTAGCATCAATCTGTTGAAACTGTCCAAAGGTTTCTGCCTTGGCTTTTGTGATTGCCCCCTGCATATCATACAGGTCAAACTTCCCTTTTATTCTGTTTCGTAGGTTATTGATACCAACTAACTTGTTTGGGTCAGACTCAATTTCTCCGTTCTCATTACGGAATCCAACCATCACATTCCCTGATGTTGGATTAATAACAAGTTCAGATGCATTAAAGTTTCCAAACCCTTCAGCAGTACCCATAAGGAACTGTTCTAATTCTTGAGACGGAACGATAGGTTTACCATCAGGACCAACATCTCCAAACTTAGCCTTCATTCGAGCCATCTTGTCGGAGTATTCATTTTGGTATTCCTGAACCAATGTAAATGCTTGGTCTGTACCGTCAGCCAAGTTCTGACGAATAACAGTATAGTCTTTTGGTTTTAGTTGACCGCTTTTTAAAAGCGTATTAACCATTAGCAATTGTTGTTGAGCGTCAGAAGCGTACTTCAAAGACCACTCATTCATATTCTTGGAATCCCCCATAGGAGAATCCTGTAGCACCCGTTCCATCTCACGAGTTGCTCTATCTATCTCTGCTTTTTTTTCCTCTCTTACACGAGCCTCTTCTTTTAGAATGCCCGAAAAGTTTGCGCCTACTTCAGCCCAATTAATTGCTTCAGTAGGGTCTTGTCTTATGTATCCAACTTTTGTTGCCATCTTATCTGATTATTGGATTAAATACATTTTGATAATTGGCAGTATACTGAGGGTTCTGAAATAACATTTGACGTTGTAGTGGTGTCAACTCTCTTTTGAGTTGTCTAAACTGTCGATTCGTTAAGTTTCCAACCGCACCTAAATCAAGATTTGTAAACCCATCTGTTCCTGCAGCACCCATAATCTTGCTCCCTGCATCACCACCAACGTTTCCAATTTGTTGAAATTGGTCTGAAGACAGGCTAACACCACTGAGAGCCTGCTTTTGTGCTGCCGTATTTTGTGAGTATAATGGAATCATACTAAGTCCTGCCTGAGCAGTGTTTGCGATTCCTTGAATTCCTTGTTGTGTCTGTTGTGCAGCCCGTGTTCTCATATCTGCTGCTGCTGCCATTTGTCCTTCAACCTCTTGCATATCCAAGTCGACATTGATATCTCTCAATCGAGACTCCTCTTCTAAGATTGCGTTCTCTATATTCTGAAGGTCGGTTACTTGACGATTTGTGATATCTGCCTGTCCTGCTTGTTGTCCCATTAAGACCTGTCCTGCTGCAGATGCTGCGCCTCTATCACTTTCAGAGGCTGCATTAACAACCTGCTGACCTTGACTAAGCATAGCCAAACGCTCTTGAGCATACGGTTCTTTTTTAATGGACATCTGCTTAGCATAATTAACCTGCAATTGTCTACGTGCCTCAGCCATAGCCTTATCTGCTTCAGCCTCGTATTCCTGTTGCTTTCTCTTTGATTTGCCCGCCTGTATAAAGGAAACAGCCGTTGTCCCTGCTGAAATGGCGAGACCCGCAATACCTACTATTAATCCTGACATAGTAATTGTTTATTTAAAATAATGTGTTCAGGCAAATCCATATAGTTTTCTGTGTAAACATCTTTCTCTGCCTCTTCTACTGTTTTTTTATCAGTCCTATAGACGCAAGCCCAAACACAATCCTCGTGCATATATGCAACTCTTTGTGTTCCTACTTCCGTTTGTACTACCATAGGTGCTTTGATTCTTTTTATTTCTCCGTTATCCATCAGTATGGACATCTCGCCCTTCATAAAAAAGGAAGGATGATTTGTCAAGTGTATAAAACTTACCACTAATGAATCCTTTGGCATAAACAATTCCCGTGTATATAAACCATCTTTTAGGTGGTGTGTTACAGGGAACACTTCTTGCATCTCATCAGTATGATGAGTCACGGTCCCGTTAATGGCTTGCAAGTTTTCTTTAAAATCAGCAATTGCCTCCCATAGAAGTCCCCGGTTAACATCAATTAACTCGAGAAAATGTTCAGCAGACTTTTGCTTTTTCTTAAATAAACTTAATATACTCATACATTATACAAAGATAATAATTTTATGGGAAGGATTTCATTACTTCCGACTCAACTGCAAACAGTTCTGTTTTATTAGTATTGCCGTTTTCAATATCAAAAACACAGTAGTGACCAAGCACTCCGTGAGACTCAGAAATGGCGTTCTTGATATACAAAAAGTAAGCATCCTGTATAGGAATAGGAACTGTTACAGGTGACGGAACAATAGTAGGTATAAAAGTAGAACCTACTGTATTGATTACGACCTGATTGATTCCTGCTCTTAGATTAATGTTCACTTGCGTAACCTGTCCTGCAAGTTGAGGATTACTATACGCAGGTGGTAAACCAAAGTAGAACATATCGCCAACACTTAATATATTACCTACGTTTACAGTTAACGGGAAGTCAATAGTGGCTATACCTGCTCCAATTGTAACAACAGAACTTTTACCAATACCATTCAATGAGCGCAAGGCATACTCTCCTACACCTGCAGGAACATTGCCTAAGTTTCTAACAAAGGCAAACCAAGCCCCTTCTTTCTTTTCAAACCAATCGTCATCAATATATCCTGAGTCTTGAATATCTGTACGCATATAAGCCTCCCAAGAATCGTCTCCCTCTAAGTTTAGGGTCTTGAACAATTTATTCTCTAATGGAAGGTCATTAAACACACTTTGAACTTTTGATGTATACTGTACACCATAAAAGTTATTCCTAACAGAATTTACATTATGACGGTAAAGATTACCCCCGTTAAACGTATAGAAGTAATTATTCATCCCAATCATAAAATCGGGATAGTAAGAGTAAAAGGACGGAAAGCCTTGAACTCCTTCGTCATATGTTAATGTATAGTTTTGCATATTATATTTTTATTAGTGTCTTCAAAGACACGCTTTTTTTTACAACGGCACACATTGCCCACTCGAACACGCCAATATACTTACAACCTCATTGTTTACGACCTCCATAATTCTATATACTCCCGTTGAAGTATCCGTTATGGAAGCAGCATATGCATAGTATCCATCACTAATGACAGACCCAAATATATCATCTCCAAGAGTGATATTTATAAAACTATGGTTTTGTACTGTAGTTTTTTGAGTAACAATATTGTAGTTTTGTCCGCCACAAAAATCATCACAAGTAACAGTTACCGTAGACAAGTATATATATTCAGTAGGTGGAGGGGGGCTGCTGCAAGTGCTTATTGCCACTATAATTCCGTTTTGAACAGTCATACACTTACCTCCTGTAAATCCATAAAAACCATCAGTTAAAACAAACTGACCGTTAGCATCACTAAATACCCAATCATACAAAGCAGGTGAGCCTGCAGTTCCTGTAACAGGAGCATTATAATATGTTTCAGTTAAGGGATGTCCACACGCTTCGGTGCAAGCAGGGTGTCGGGTTGTTGAACTGTAACCTGTTAGTGCTACAGGACAAGCGATATCTAAATTCCAAGCAGTACCACTACAAGGACCAACCGCTTCAACTTGAATTAAACTTGGAGTCGCACTTATTTTAGGTATAACCATAACACACCACCCCGGTGCTGCCCCCAAAGAGACATCACCCGCAGCGACAAAAACAGATACCGTATTTCCTGAAGCAACAAATGAAGCACCATTATAAACATATTCTACAAGTGCAGGATATGTAGTTCCTGATATTCCACAATCAGCAGTAGTCGCTCCAATATATGTGTAACCATTAGGGTCTGTACTTGCGTGGTATCCATCAACAGGAGAACTTAGTTGATTGTAAACGCCACCGTTATAAAGTACTCTTATTCCATCGGGAACGCTTGCAGGATTGTATTTTACAATCATAGCACCAATAGAGTTTCCTGCGTCTAAGTCGACCTTATAGATTCCTTGACCTCCATTTGCTGCAATAGGCTGCCCGCAAGGGGTGGCACAACTACCGCAAGCCTGAGCAGGAAGCAATATACACCCTACCAATTCTCTTGAGTTTATTCCATCAGAATAAAAACCATCGGGGGCACAAGTAGTCAACCCTGCGTCAGTGTAAACTGCCGTAGAGTTGAGTAGTGTTGACCCGTCTATGTAATATGTTTGTGGCATTTTATTATATTTTATTTATAGTTAACAAGGTCCATATTCGATTAAGGTTAATCCTGAAGCGTTTACACTTCCTCGTTTAGCACAGAATGTGTCAGAGTCATATCCGCTTACGCCACCAATAACACCTCCTGCTTCAAGACCGTCACAATCAATATAACTATATCCTATACCCGAAGGACTGTACGTTGATACTTGATACGAATAACATTGGAAGCAGTCTTCCTCACTATTACAGTTATATGTACCTGCATCTTGAATACTTGCGTTAGCAGTTGCTTGACCTATAGATTGAATAGTAGCACAAAGTGTTACACCATAACCTCCATTGATTCCAACCTTGTAGTGAATTACTTGTCCAACATTAAATGAGTAAGACTCAACATCAGCCACATAATCAAACCCTGTAGCGCAGTCACGAATAACATAAGTGGATGCAATTGGAACACCACCGCCACCTTCACAGTCACAACAAGCGATTGTTGGAGACTCTGCATCGTAACACAAATCAATAGGCGTACTGTTTCTGTAATCCCAAACCAAATACAAGTATTGACCTGTAGAAGGCATAGGGAACTGTGCGTAAAAAGCAGTGTTTCCGCTTACAGGTGGGTTAATTGGTGTAGCCATAGTTGACGCAGCCAACAACCCCTGAATGTCTACGGTGTTGTTTTGATAAAGAGTATTGGTTCTTAGATATTTAAAGTCATCAGAACCAATCTCAAAAACAAAATCATCAGGAACAATAGTGTTGTTGAACATCGTAACAGTCGCATTGTTAGATGGTATTACACCACCTCCCTGAGGACCTGTTATAGATTGATATTGAGACACAATAGGATTGACACCTCCGCCTGATTGAAACTCTATTCCTTGAGTGTGAAGAGGAGACAAGAAAGCCCCATCATTCCATCTGTATTGGTTAGTGGTAAACAACCCTGCCTCGTTAGCACTTGTTACCGTCACTAAGAATATTGTGATTGATTCTGCAGCAGGACAATTTACAGTCAGGTCTAATGAAACATAACCTGTGGTATTAATCTCTATAACTGCCGTATCAATATTAACAACGTTTTTAGCAAACGTAAGAGAACCACTTGTGCTCGTTGGTCCAACCACTGTAGTGTTGCCGTTATAAGTAGCAGTAATGGTAAAAGTTCCTGTTACTGCCGTAACTATAAAATCTACTTGAACATCACCAACTAAGTCTCCAAGTTCGTAGCAATTAGTATAACCGCTTCTTCCTTCAACTTGAATAGATGTAGTAATACCACACTCATCACAAATAACAGGTGCAGGTAAAAGAGTATCATTACTTGTTAATACATACTCGTTCATATACGGGTCATACCCTCCAATTTTTTGGGTATTAAACGAGGTGTTAAACAAATCCCTAAACCAAGTTCTCATACCTTGCTGAGAAATAGCAGTTAAGTTTTCCGCTTCCTGTCCTTTTAATTGAATGAGCGCACCACGCTTAGCATCTGTAAAGTATTTATCAGTACCCCATTGAACAAAACTTTCAGGATTGTTTGAGATACCAAACTCTTCAGCACGAGCCACCTGAGTTCCTAAGACCTTCGGTATTGACACAACAACTCCTTGACCACCCGCAGCATCAGATAAAAGATTTACGTCCGTTAGAACGTAAGAAATTCTATCCTCCTGTAGGTTCAAAATATCTCGTTGTCTTGACACTAATCTTTGGATTGGTCCAAAAGACTGCTCACAAGACTTAAAGTTTAAAAGCCCAAGATTGAACTCGTTAAGTTTATTGATGTTTGACTCTTCGTTGTATACACCACTGTAAGTAATATCAGCAAATCTTCTGCTTTCTCTATACTCTGTAGTAGTAGTAATAAATGCTCTATTGCCAAGTTGCAACTTTTTTCCGTCAATAGCATCCTGAACCTTATAACTTTCTACACCATTACCAAATGAGTAACAGTTGTAAAAGTCGGTAAGAATAATTGCAGGAGTATTAGACGCAGTAACTTGGTTTTGAACGTTACCTTGGTGCTCACCTTGTGCGTTGATATCATAAACCTCAGAAGACTCATACCATAAATTAGGAGCAGCATCAAGTGGTTTTGTTTCAAACACAACAAGACTATTGCTACGCTGAATAACAATCTCTAATGTATTATTAGTTCTTGCTCTTCTTCCTGAGTAGCCTTTGATACCATTGTATATTAAATATTGTTTTGACGTAGCAGATGCTTGAGTAAATTGAATTCCGACATCAAGAGTACACGGTAAATTATAAAAGGTTGAAATCCCCGGGGAAAAAGTAGCCTCGGGTTCTCCTTGACCACACTCAGATTCTCTTTGAACAAAAGAAGCGTTAAGCGTTCCCGCTACGTTATCTCCAATCCACCACTCATAAAAACTCGTATAGTCTTGAGAAGATGTAAAGTTATTCTCATATCTATACAGTCTCTTTTCTAAATTACAAGAACGACCTATTCTATAACTTTCATATTTAATTAAAATACGACTACCTGCAGGAATAGGAAGGTCAACATATGTCCCCGGGTTTGCGGGGTCTTCAACGTTTACTTGATAAGCAATAGGAGCACAATTATATGAGGAACTTTTAGAGTTGTTTTTCTTCTCTCCTTCAGTCCAAGTTTGAGGCAATCCATCTCCTATATCTGTAGTCGTACTAAAATTGTTCGCTCTGAGTTTCATATAAACTCCTTGAGGAACTGCAATGTCATTCCCTGCGTCATCAACAGGAGCAGGGTCTAAGAATTTTGCAGGTTGTGTTTCCTTTTCTAATACTGTTGTATACACACAATTACTGCTCGGTCCTGATGTGTCAGTCTTAACAATTAACTCATCACCAACCTCTACCTTTTGTGAGTTTTGACCATCTAACAAAAAGAAATCAGCACCTGATGTTGGGTCTCTAAAAAAGAAACTTGAGTATATAGTTTCGTATGTGTCTTTGTCTGCTTTAACACAGAACTTATATTTCTTTGCCCAATAAGGTGCTCGTTGTCCTGTTGGTATAGTTACCTGAATTTTATTCTGTAATTCAGAAGCACCACAAGGAATATGTAGAGAGTTAAATGGACTAACTAAAGAAGTTGACGCTCTGTTAAATTCATCCATATATACAATACCAACCTCATACCCACGGTTACTATGCAAACTTGTTGGGTTTCCAATCTCTGCGTATGTTACGGCATTGGCTTCAATCTTATAGTAGGCGTATACGTTTTGCGTAATAGTTACAAACGTAGGGTCGTCTACATACCTCATCGTTGGGAACTGAAACCCTATCTCACTTGAAGCCGGAGATGAAATAACATTTATAGGCTGACCTGCCCCGGAGATACCACTCTCATATTTATAAAGGGTAATACCTCCCGGAGCCTCAAGAGTTTGTTCAACAGAACAGTTAAACACATCCGTAAATGTTGTCCCGCTACAAGAATTTGCTACAGTCTCAATAGTTCCCGAAGGAAGTGCGGTTCCAATTTTCTCTAAGAAATCAGTATCAACTGATAGGTCGTAAACACTATTAAATGGCTGCTGAAGTACGTATGTAAATGAAATGGTAGTCGCTGCCTGTTCGTCTGTAGGATATGGTGTATCTCCACTATAGGCAGTATACGCATACCTAATGTCCATAGTTAACAATGCACCTGCAACTAAGTCTACATCTGTAAAGTCAACATAACTTACTGCCTGTGCAATTGTGTTGTTTCCTCCAAAAGAGTATAGTCCATCATCAAGTCTACTTTCCAAGTCAGTAGCACCAACGTCAGTTGACTGTGCAGTGACACTATATTCCAACCTCACAGGGCTACCTGCTAAGTCTTCCATATCGTATCCATCTACATAGTTTCCAAACATAAGTCTATTACCCATCATTGTTTGGGCTTTAGCAAGTCTTGGTACGTTATCGTATAGTCTTAATATTTCAGTGTCTGCAAGAATCGTAAAGATTTGGCTATTCTGAAATTCATATGTGTAATTGGTATTGTCTGCAAGACCCTGATTAGACTTGTTTATTTTTTCAATAACTCTAATGGTAGGGAGTTCCATTTCCTTAAACAACAACTCTACAGATTTTACAAGTGGTCCGCCTGAGTTATAAGATATGACTGCCATATTTGCAGACCCTATCATACCACTATTTAGTGCAGTTGAAAAATCGTATCTAAAAGTGTTTGGCAAGAAAGCAGGTTTACTCCACTGAGAAGTTGCAGAGTATTCACCATCAGCGTATCTGTATCTATAAGCAAAACAAATAAACCTTTCTTCTAAAAAATTATCTTGAGAAGAGGTTGGAGTTGGAGTCACGTTAGGAGCCGCTAAGGGAGGCTGCTTAATAACAAGAATAGACTCAGCACTAAACCCGTCAGCGTTTGCCACAGGGTTAGGATAGTTTCTTGTTACATTAATAAATCTTGGCTGATTGTAATTGTCAGTCCAAAATAATAAATCTTCTTTTTTATTCACCCCCGTGATTAAATACTTGTAATCAAAATTCAGGGTGGTATTTGCGGTAGCACCTTCTCTGATGCTAATCAAATGGTATGTAGTCGTATTAGAGTTGTCGTCATACGAAACCACTAAATCTATCTTTCCTGTAGGAGAAGTTGGGTAGTTGTCATCGTGTACAAACCAATAAATAGTTTCCTCTGAGCCGTCTTCAAATGCTCCAATACATTTAGCATTAGGGCTTAATGGGACACCATTGTAAGACAATGTAGTAAGCCGAATATTTCCTTTTGCGTTTTCAATAACACCTACCTCAGAGTTTTCAGTAGAACCCATACGAATGTTGAGAGCATCAATGTACTCACCATTGGGAACAATCCGTTCATCAACGGTTTTGTTCATTCTCCCTGCGATAAAATTTCTTGTCAGGTTTGCCATATTACTTGAGCCACTTGTTTTGTCCTCTTAGATTCATCAATAATCTTCCCGGATGAATATTACTAATCCTAATCTTTGCGTTCCTAAGCAAAGCGGATTTTCTCTTTCTTGCTCTATTAACAACGTACTCTTGTACTCCGAACTTAGAGTTTAAAATAGCAAATTCAATGGCTGCGTAAACATAGTCTTCAAATAGTTTGTTGACAGTTACGTAACTGTCATTGCCGTTTTCCATACCGTCCGACACATATTCAAGAACTACCAATTCATCTTGTATTCCTGAACTAAAATTAATTACTCCGCCCTTTGAATTAATCTTAAACGTAGGATTTGCGTTTGCGGTTTCGGTATTTAAACCAAACCTCGCCCCTACACCTCTTGTGAAATACCAATTCCCATCATCATTATACCCCATACTTCCGTTGAAAGGAGATAGGGAATTTAGATAGATGGTTGGTTGTATAGAAAATATTCTTCTGTAGTCTAATTCAGAGTATTGAGGAGACAAAGCGTTTCCGTCTTGGTCAAACAAAATCTGCCCTGTATTATCTTGAAGATAAGCAGAAGACCAATTGGTTTGAATGTTTTCACTTAAAGGGTATAGTATGCCATCTCTTTGTATAGATATACGAACCCAATTGACGTAGTCTGAGGGAAGGATATATCTTAGTTGGTCATCCACACTAAGTTCTAAAACTTTAATCTCTTTAAACGCATCATAGTTTAGTTCTTGAATAGCACGTTTTGCGTGAAACAAAACCTTAAACCTTTCTTCGTTATTGATTAGACTATGATTTCCCGCATACATTAACATAAAATTGTTAACGATGTCGTATAGAGATACATATTGGTACGAACCCCAATTAGCGTCTTGAGGGGGATTCCCTCCGTTTTCGTAATACTGATATTGAGATATATATGCCATTGCCTATTATTGTTGTTGTTGGTTATCCATTTGTTCAAGACCCTGTCCAAACTGAACCGCAGCAATCTCACGTATAGACATACCTGCGTACTGAAGTATCTTATTAATCAAATCAGATTCACAATCAAGTGGCAATTCAAAATCCTGATAATCAGGTTGTGATTGGTCAAATGCAGGTTCTCCACTAACCAAAGTGATAAATGTCCACTTAGGGTCTTTGGGATACCTGATGTACTGAGATGATACCTGCCCTACATTGGTAATGGTATTAGGGTAAGCAAACAACGTATTGCCTTCTTGCGTATAAGCAGGGAAGGTTAAATTCGGTTTAGTTAAAAGCGAGTTGTTTAACATAGTTATTTTACTATGAGATACCTTCTCAGCCTCTTCTTGTTTTGAATCGTAGATTACATAAGAAATTCCGATTGCATTCCAAGGGTTCGAAGACACAACACTTTGTGTAGTCGTAATACTTGTCTGACTGTTTACGCTAATAACAGTTACGTATTGAGTGATTCCACTGCTAACAAATCCAACAACATCTCCTGCCGAAACACTATCAGTAATAAATGTAGCGTTAGAATCTATAATGTTTTGACCACTACCTACAGTACCTGTAGTTGTTCCGCTTGTAACTATTTCAGGGAACACTAATACTTTATTCAATAAATAGTAATCATCTCCTGTAGTTGTAGGTGATGGAAGACTGTATATATTTGATACCGTTGGTGGTACAGTAGTTCTTGATAATGGATTGTAAACAGAGAATACCTCAATCAACTCCTCCATTGCCTTTCTAATGTCGGCATAGCCCGTACCTGATTGGCGGGCATTTTCTTTATTTATCTGATAATTGTACTGATAGAAATAAGTCTCAAATAAATCTAACTGTGCCTGCTTTGCAAATAAATTGAAATCAGAAGGCGAAATATATCCGTAATTATTTTTATTCAGTACAGACAGAACCGTGTTTCTAACTGAGTTAATCATCTGTAAACCTTTTTACAAAGATAATAAAAAAAAAGAACCCCTTCTTTTCGGGAAGGGGTCTTAGGGTTACAAGAGTTTCTCAAGTAATTTATAGTTTTCTATGCCCTCGTCCGACTGTAGAAAAGACGAAACAATAAACATTGGGTCTTCTCCATAAGGGACATTTAGCATCTTGGTTTTATTTGTGTTTGTGTTAAACCAAACTTCTTTTTGGTTTTTTCTAAATGCTAAAAAGCCTTTTTCAAATAACAAGGAAACGGTTGCTTGTAATTTTAATGTAGGGTCATTAACGATATCAAGAAATTCAGCAGGTCGATTCTTAGCATAAACCAATATATCTCTGCGTAATTCAGATGTCGAAATCTTAGTAACATCTCTATTGAATAGTACTCGTGAAATCATTTCAACTTGTTCTACTTTCAAGTCACGGGCTGCAAGTAACGCATCAACCTCAGCATTAAGTCTGTCGACTTCAGCAGTTGCATCACGTTCCTCGTTAACCTCTTGAAATGCCATACCATTAGATGGATGGTAGAAAAGGAATTGTTGGAGTACAGGATTTGTTCTTGGAACACTAAGGAATCCATCTTCAAAGATGATTGGTTCCAATACCACGTTCCCATCTTGCTCATCCTCGAAAGGTGATTTTTGGTTTCGTGCATAACGAAGGGCACGGTTTACCCCGGCTTCTTCATCAAAATACAATAAAGGGAATTGTGCAGTGTGTCGTGTCGGCAGCATATAAGACAATGGAGCCGAATCTTTTACGAGTTTGTAGACCTTATCGGTTGCTACGTTTACTTTGTTTTTCATTTTTAGATATAATTAGAATTAGAATTAGATTTATTAAGAAAAAAAGGGAGAGTGTCTTTGAAGACACCCCCCCGATTTTGTTTTCCTCTTAGTTTTGGAACAAGAAGAAGTTGTTAGCACCTAAAGTACATACTGCTCTTTCAGACAAGAAGTTAACCTCCATTGCGTCAAGGTCAGAAGTTTCAGCACCACCTGCAGAACCTGTAATCCAAGTTTTGTAACGTCTGTCTTCAGTTTCTGAAGCACGGTAACGCACGTGTAGGAAAGGACGCTTAGCGTTCTTACCAAGGATTTGGTCATATACAGTAGTAGAACCCGCAGGAACCAACAAACCGCTTACTTTACCTGAACCTGCAACAGAAGGAAGACCTCCACGCATAGTTGGGTCGTTCAAGTATTTCCAATCAGACTTGTAGAAATCATAACCTCTACGGAATCCGGTGAAGCCCAAGTTAAGAGCCATATCCTTATCGTTTTCAAAAAGACCATAAGAAGAACCACCCGCACCGTAAGAGTTTTGAGCAGCCAACATATCGTCAATAGAGAAACTAAAGTTTCTGTCAACAAAGATTACGTTCTCTTCGATAGAACCTTGCTTGTCCAAACGAGATACGATAGTATCAAAGTCGGCAAGAGTTACAGGATAACCACCGCCCCATACGTTACCACGCAAGTTAACAACGTAGAAGATACCTTGTGAACCTTTGTTACCAACGTCTCCGGCTGCAGATGCTGCACCTGAACCTGTTTCAGCAGGAACTGCTTCAATCATAGAAGTCTCCAAGTAGTCATCAAAACGAAGACGAGTCTCGTGCTCTGACTTCAAATACCAAAGGTAACCTGAAGCACCATTCTCAGTGGTTACTTCTACCCATCCGATTTGAGCCATATCAGAACCTGATACTGCGTACTTGTCTTTGATGATGATAGGAGAGTTCTCGAAGATTTCATCGTCAGACTCCAAAGAACCAATCATTCCATTAGTTCCTTTTTTGAATTCAGAACCATAGATAAATACTGTCCACTTGTCAGCAGCAGAAGCATTAGTGATACCTGCAGCATCGTAGAACGCTACGTCAAACGTTTTAAGAGCAGTATCAACTGCAGTAACGATTGCTTTGTGGTTTGCACCACCTGCATTAGCGGTAATCATAAGCGTCTGCCCTACACGGATAGCGATAGAACCTGAAGCAGCATTTACAAATGCAGGAATCAAGACATCATTAACAGTGAAAGTTGCTACTGCAGAACCTGCAAGAACTGTAGTGGTACAATCAACATACTTAGTATGAAGACGACCTTGCTCTGCCCATTTGATAAGGTCAGAATTAGAAGGCATCTCTGCTCCTACCATACGTAGGAAAGATGCAACTGTACGATTACCGTAACGCTCGAATTCTTTCTCATAGGTATCAGGAAGATACTGATTCAAGAAATCAAAGTTGGTAATGTAGTTTGATTTTAAAGGGACCTGTTGTGCACTCGGCTGCAACTGATATCCCGGAACGGATTGAACTGCCATTTTTTTTGTTTTTTAGTTTTAGTTTTTGTTACTTTTAATTCGTAAACCTCGACCTGAGTCTTGGCTTACTGCTCGAATGGTTGTTCCTCCTGTGTTGAGGTTTTGTGGGACATTACGAGTAGACATATCAATATTTTTTGTCTTTCTCATAACATCATCAACCGCCTCCGACTTGCCTTGCTCATAAAAGAACTTAGCAAATTTTTCAGGATTCATTGCAACCGCCAATGCTTTGTGATAACCAACAGGGTCTGTTAGAAGACCATCCTCCCCAATAAACTTTCTCGTAAAGTTTGTAGGGTCTTGATGTACTTTCAACATTTCCTGTCCATCTCCGGGAACATAAACAAGTTTTTTATCGTCTAACGCAAACTCAAAACCTTTGAACTCACTACCGAATACTTCACCTGTCTTGTCTTTAAACCACTGCTCTCGTTTTTGGAGTTGCTCACTTAATGACACTGACTCTTGAACATATTGTCTATAATCCTCCAAGGCTTCTGAATCTTCTTTGGAAATAGAACTACCTGCAGACTCTGCAGGGATTCTGTATTTTTCCTTTTGGGATTCAAAATACTCTTTGGCTTTTGCGACCATTTTCTTTTTAGCCAACTTCGTTTTCTTAATAGTTGACTCATCATCTAACTCTTCGTCATATGAATAGTCTTCCATTAAAGATTGAATATCCTCCTCGTCAAGACCTTTCTCTGTCTCGGTAAGATAATCACGAAGCAACTTATCAGGATTTACTTCATCAAGGTCTCTATTAAGTTTAATAAAGTCTTCAATGTTTCTTCCTGTTTCTTTTTTATACTTAAAGTAAGCAGCCACGTCTTCAGGAAGAGGTTCTGACTCTTCTCTTTCACGGGTCAACTCCTCAAGGGAATTAATTTGCTTACCGTATTTTTTTCCTATAAATGAAAGAACGTCTTCCTCACTTAACTCTGAGGGTTCTGCTTTGTCAACCTGTAGGTTTACATCTTCTTGCGAATTGTCAACCTGTGGGTTTACTTCTTCTTTTATTTTAGGCTCGTTTAAAGAGGACTCGTGCTTTTCAAGCAGTTCTTGTTCTACTTCTTGAACCGATTTCTCTTTCGCTTCGCCTACTGATTTTACTGTAAATTCCATATTAGATTTAATTTAAGTTACAAAGTTAATCAAAAATTGTTATAGTTTTAGACCGTTTATCGTGGGTTAAATTCCGCAAAATCAAAGCCATCTAAACTATCTTCATTAGATTCAAAGTTCAAAGGAGGTAAATTATTTTTCCTTTGGTTTATCAATTTGGATTGCTGAGTATTTTGAATACCAATTCTATCAGCCTTCGCTTTCTCTCTTTCTTTTTCTCTTTGGGCTAATCCCTGAACCTCAATTCCTTTTAACTGCATATTCAAATCGAACTCCTGTTGCATTAATTGAGATTTAAGCATAGCCTCGTTCTTCATTTTCTCAATATCAAAAGCAATCTCAGCCTGCTTCAATTGTATCTTACCTTGAAGTTCCATCTGAGACTTTTGCATAGACATTTCAGAAGCCATCTGTTGTGATTGAACCTGAGCCTGCTGCTGCATTGCTTGTTGCTGCATTTGCATTTTCTCTTCTCTGTCTTGCTTAGCCTTACGCTTAGCCTTCAGTAATTGATTAGCAAGTTTGATGTTTTTAATCTCCCTGATATCAATAGCATCTTCGAGATTAATGTCTCCCTTAGATAATGCCATTTGAATGTTCTGCTCAAGTTGTGCTCTTTGCTCTTCATCAGGAGCGACTTCAATAAAAATGCCAAAGTCATAAATATAGAGGTCATTAATACTATGTAAGATATTAATGTTGTATTTACCAATTTGATTAGTAAACTCTTCTCTAAAATCAGAGTACTCAAGAATATCTGCAACTCTATAAGTTAAACACTCAGCCATTGTTCTATACATATACAGACTTGAATCAAGAATATGTCGTGTAGCAGTGTTAGAGTTTAACGCAGCCAACTTCTGTAGACCAACCAAAGAGTTAGGGTCAGGCATACTTGCATCTCTTGCTTCATTCAATCCTGTAACCTGTCTGATTTGATTCAGATAGTGGTTATAGTTTCCAAGTAGCATTTGTGTTTTAGCAGCACCTGAGTTAGCAGTTAGTTGAGTAATTGGAACCCTTGCATTGTTATAGTCACCGTCCTGAGTAAAACTTCTACCGATTACACTACCCGTTTGGAAGTATAATCTCAGTGCGTCTTCAGGATTATATGCTTGACCTGTACCAAGGTCCACCTCGTTTAGACCGTCAGCATCAATAAAGACACCATCAGGGACCACACGAGAAATAACTTGTTGCAGTTTTAAGTGCGTAATTTGAATTAAGTCTGCAAACGGAATCATTCTTCGTGTCAACGATTCTATAACACCCTTATACATTCTTGGAGCACAGGCTACGTAATTAGGCATAGCGTGTTGTGTCGCAGACTTAGGTCGAACCATATTCTTTGACATCTCCCATTTTAAAAGGAAGTTGGTTCCCATAACCATAACACCCTCATACCAAACGTCAATAGTTTTTGAAACTCTTTCAAAGTTTCCTTCTTGCATCATTTCGGTAGGAGGGTTGAATGAATCATCCTTCTCTACCATTTTTACATTACCCGAATCAGAAACCTTCTTCTTATATACGATTTCTTTTGTGGTCTTATAGTTGAAGTACATCAACGTAGCGGTGTCTCTATAGAAAATATCGTTCTGATAAAACTGTGCTACATTAAAATAGTCCCACCAACTTTGACTGTACTTAGATATCTCTTCTAAGTCTTCATTGGTTAGTGATGGGTCAATTTTTTTTAGGTCAATAATAGGAACCGTCTTAATCTCACCCCAATAGAAACAATCTTTGAAGTAAGGGCTTTCTGTGTAACTATACACCACATTTGCAGGGTCTACATACGACAACTTGACACCATCTCCTTTTAGAAATTCGTGTTTAGCCATAGCAACACCAAGTACAGTCATATCATAATCAAGTTGTTTTCTGATATCATCGTAATGATTGGCATCAAAAATCGTGTTGATTGCAGTCTCTTCCGCAATTTCAATTGCAGGTTTGTAGTTGAGTTGCATATACAATGCTAACTCTTCGTCATTATTAGGAAGTTCTTCAGGTTCAGTAACAAAAGGATTGGCTCCTGTTTTATCCATAATAGTCTGAAGGATTGGTTTAGCAACCATCTGTCCTTCAATCATATCTTGATAAGCACTTCTTTTTTCTTGAGACATAGCATCTTGTGCGTATGCCTTTACTTTGAAAAGTCTATCAGACATTCCATTTACAACGATGTCAATAAACTTTGGTATAACAGGAACAGGAGTCCAATCTATATTCAAATAAGATAAATCTCCATCAACGGCTAATTCGTTTTTGTATTTTGCTACTGATTGTTCTCCACGAGCATACAATCTAAGTCTATGGAAGTCTCTCCATTGACCATAGTATCTGCACCCGTTACCATCTTTTCTAAACCACTCATACTGAATGGCTTGCCCAATCTGTAAACCGAATTCTTCCGTAGCCTTTTCTTTGTCTGAAACAAACTGACTCGGGAAGCCTGCAGATGTGATATTTATCTTAACATCTTTCATCTAATAATTTCGCTTATTGTTCCTTTATTACTATACCTTGCAAAGTTAATCTTTATTTTTGATTGTTTTTTCTCGCTTAAATACATAGCCTTCTGAGTTGCCATAATAGCCAACCCTGAACTAATAGAGGCATCGTGCTTGGTTCTGTTCGATATATCAAACCTTGCCCAATCTTCCAAGGTTCGGGTAAAAATCATATCTCCCATATCCCCCATATCTCTATAACTTCCATCTAAGTCTAAGCCAACATATTTTTCAATATAAGATTCTATTGCAGCAGCGTGTGCCTGTTTAATATCTTCACTCGTATTCGGAATACCTCCGAGTTCTTTTTCTGTTTTTGACAGGTTTGTATATGCTTTATCAGGTCTATTCATACAGAACCCTCTGTAGCCTCTATTTTTAAAATGGTAAAGCAAACGAGGTTTGTTGTTCTCGATTAGAATTGGCATACCATAAAATACACAAGCCATAAGAACCTCTTCGTAAAATATCTCTGCGGTTTGAGGACGAGCAATATATTCTAAGAAAAAAGTATTGACAGGTGCTTCTTCCATATGATATGTAGTTAATCCGTGAAGAGCACCATTAGAACCCCCACCGCCAACAACACCCGAAATATCATAACTGTCACATCCGAATGCACCTATGTGCTCATTCCCCGGGTACTTAATACCATTCCTTATAATTATATTATTCTGAAGATGTGCTTTTGGATTCCAACCAATCGAAAACCTTCCGTTATTGTTTGGACTAAAAATAACCTTTGAATCTTTTATACCATCCTTCCAAGAAAAAGACCCACGAGTCATATGGTGTTCTTTTATTAATGAATCATTGTAGTCTATCTGCTGATATATCTTAGTCAGATTGAACAATGACATCTTGCTTTCGTCACGGAAAGCGTGAGACGTTGTGCGAGGAAACTGACGGTAGAATTCATTAAGTGCATCGGCATCGTTCTTTAAAGACTCAACCTCGTTCTCCCAATAGTCAACTGCACCTTGATGGATATTCCCACCATCAACTCCAATTATGGGGTTATTGGTGGGCTTATGCATCACGGGCATACCATACCTGTCAATAAATCCTTCCATATTCCATTCCATAGGAATGAAAAGAGAATACATACCGCTTTTGGTTTGACCATTTGAGTTTCTCTTTAACGCATTAGAGTCCTCATAAAGTTGTTTAAAGTTGTCACCACCTTTTGCTAACGCATTAGAGGTGGAACCCATCATACACTTACCTATAATCTTACTACCTAAACGCAAACAAGTTTTTGTTACTCGCCAATTGTTTTGAATGTTATTTGGTTTAATCCACTTTCCACTTTCATCGTGAACCAATAACAACAACTTCTCACCATCATAACTGTTGTCGTCTGTATTCTTCCAATCTATAGTGGTATCCAATCCATACAACTCATTGTTGTCTGCATTGTACATATTCTTTTTTGTAATTTTTGCCGCAGGAATCCTAAACGCTAATTCAGTTTTAGGTTTGTCCATACCATCCATAATCGGTTTAAAGAAAAATGGTAATCGGCTATTAATTGGAACAACCTTATCCGTAAACATCTTCTTAGCATCAGCACCTGTCTTTGACAAGATGCCAACCCTTGCATCTTTCGCAAGAGTTCCTGTGTTTACACACTCTGATGAAGACATAAATGAAAATCCTGAACGTCTAATCTTTAGATATATCTGTCCAAAACTTCTACTGTCAGCCTTACAAGCCTCCCAATGTATATACAGGATTCTATTGGCTTCACGATAATCCGGGTATCCAACATCAATGCTTGTCCATTGAAGGTACATATAATGAGACCCTGTTATATATGTTGGGGTTCCATTATTCATAAACCATACCCCATTCTCCCTCCTGTCAAACTCTTCCTCAATATAGTCCACCCATCTGTCCTTGAATTCAGAAGGCTTTTCGTTCCATTGAAATATTGTTTGAATTTTATTTAACTCGTTTGGGATTTCAACACGTTCCCAATACTGCTCCTCTTTTTTTTTGTGTCTTTGAAGACACTCCTTTGGAGCAATTGGTAGTCCTATTTTTAATCCTTCAATCTCAATAACTTCACCAACGGTTCCATCTTTAGATATTACGATAAGGTCATTTTTAAAATCATAGCCATAGGTCCAACTCTTCGCTTTGTTTTTATTAGCGAGGACGGTTGGTTGTACATAATTATGTAAAACTCTATACAGGGTACTATCTTGACCTTCTTTCTGCAAAACCTTGTTTTGTATCTGTTTTACTTGCGCCTTTCTCTAAGGACTCTATTGCTTCTTGTTCTGCGTCTATCCTGTTTAAGATTTCAAACGCATCGAATATTGCTAACTTCTTTGTTGCCGCAGCATTCTTTAACCTGTCTGCAGACAACTCATCTTCGGGGTCGTGCTTAATAATGTCTTCCTTAGCAACCTTAATTAGTTGCTCCACCGCCCTGTGACCCGCTTCGATTATTTTTAATTTTGTTTCTTTTGAGTTCATTTCTTATTCTTTTTTCTTTTCTAATTGGAATCTCATTATGTTCATTCCAACTGTCTTCAAAAAAAATCCACTTGTCTTTGCTCACAACACCATACTTATGTGATGGTCATACATCCTATATAGTTTCTCACCATCAATGTTAAACTCGTATTCTGTTTCAGGAAGAAAGGTAACTAAATCTCCTTCTTTAACACCTTTACTTTTTAAATACTCGTTAGGATATTTCATCTCTCCAATGAGTGGCTCTTCACTAAAAGGTTTATATATGTATGATTCCACAACAGGGACGGGTTTTATAAAACAAAACCTATCATAAGCATTCCATTGTGTGCCATCATAGTGCATAAAGAACTGTTCGGCATCAACAAAGAAAAGGTCGTCTTTAAAGTAACTTCTGCCACTTCTCTGACGACCCTTCATATCATTGTAAAACTTGAACACATTGTGGTGAACAAGTAATATGTCTCCAATTTTAATTGGACCGTTGTATCCAATAGGCGTTTCAACAACTTCAGCAAATCTATTTGAAGCCTTAACATCTTCTTCAGAAGTGCTAACAATCAAATCAATACTGCCAATTTTTTTTATATTATTATAGCGTTTTCCGTCTAATGGTCTTACGATAAAATCAAATGGGGATTTCATATGGTTTTTTATGAACCACAACCAATGCAATCAACAAACGTATCCTGTGGTTTAACACCATCAAGTTTCATTTGAAGGTTATGAATCTTGTCAGCAAATTCCATCTCCTCTTCAAACGAAGAAGTAAGTGCCTTTGATGCTTTTAAAGATTCAATCTCTGATGAAATGTCTATGTAGTCTTGCTCGGTCATAGTGTTAGAAATTAATGTTGTACTCAATGGATATAGGCATAGTAGATGTGAATTCTTTCCAAAGAAAAACCTCACTCCCCTTTAACTTCTCAATCCAAATCTTTACTGATTCGATATTGGAATCAAAACGTATTAGGTGAATAACATAGTTACCACCTAACACTTCTTGACCTACTATATAATGCATCGCTCCTGATTTATAATCAGGTCCGATAGATATTTTTCTTATATCCATTTTTGTGGTGTCTTAATAGACAACGCACACAACGCTTGAACTTCCGGCTACTCCTGCCGTTCTGTATAGATTCCCTGCAACAAGACCTCCTGCCAAAGCCGAAGTATTATCAGTATATATGGGCAATACAATAACTGCTTCATTTAATAAAGAAAGGATTTGAGAGACTTCAAAGTTCTTAGTTACATTTTCATTTTCAATGTCTGTACCAATAACCCTGTCATCTATCGTAGGCGTAGAAGCATTACCATATGTGCTTATCTGTCCCATTTATTTCTCTACTTTCATTTCAGGGGCTTCCGTCTTTTCTGTAACTTCTCCTGTCTCTACATTAATAACCGCATCAGACCCATAAGTCTCCATAAGTTCTTGCTCAACTAAAGCGTACTCAGCCTTAACCTCATCAATCTTTTTCAAAAGACTTTGTTGATTAAGATAAGTGTCTCCAAGTTGGAGTTTGTAGTTGTTGAATTGAGAAACCAACATTGTGATTTTCTCCTTTTCTGCTTCTGTCAATTGTGCCATTATATTAAATTTTATTTGTTTAAATGCAAATATATGAAATAAATTTTATCATTACTAAAAAGACTGCCTAAAACCCGCAAAAGCCCATCTCTCCCCATTCGCCTCTAAAATAAAAACCATACTCGCTACCATTTGAATAATATCCATCTTGAGCCTTTATTTGGCAAGCAGGGTCAGTGTATATCTCTGCCCCGGACATCCAAGGTGGTTGAAAAGGCTCTGTTGAGGTAAAGTATTGGGTAAATTCCCCATTGCAAGCCTGAAACGTTTCGTCTCCAAATGAAAGGAATATTTCATAACACGTTGAGCAAGATGCAGATTGATTGTATCCATACCATCCTGACATACTATATGAAGGAGTGTTTGGTTGTGGGCAAGTATTTAAAGATGGGAATGCATTAGCACCCCCACCGTTAAGCAAGTCAAACATTGTTATTGGAGAACTTATAGTTCCAAAACCATACGAGCCATACTTTCTTTCTTGAGCAATGCCCAACATAGTTATCGCTCCTGAACTCGGTACTGCCATACTATTTTATTTGTTTCTTTAAATACTCAACCTCAGCAGTCAATTCTTTAATCGCCTCAATCAATACGCCCACAATGTTTCCATAAGCGACTGACTTAAATTCCTCTCCGTCCATAACAACCTCAGGAATAACCTTCTCAATTTCCTGTGCAATGACTCCTAAGCCACGAACACCGTCTTTTGTATAAGTTACGCCTCTAAGAGAATTAACCTTCTCTAAAGCGTTAGGAATAGTCTCTACGTCTGTCTTGAGTCTTTCATCGGAGTACGCAGTAATGTTTCCTGTTGCAGTAAAATTACCTGATAAGGAATTACCATTTGATGATAAGTTACCTAATCCAACTTCAGATGGAGAATCTATTGTACAGTTAAGAGTAACAGAGCCTGAACTTGTAATAGTCCCACCTCCCGACATACCCGTTCCTGCAACAATTCCAACTGAAGTAACTGTACCTGTTGTGGAAGATGTACCTGCTCCAATAAGACTTCTTATTTCTGCTGCAGTAATTCCACTATTCAAAGATGGAGTAGAACCATTTGAAAGTATAGCGGGAGTTCCTGTATCAGGAGCAAGGTTATCTACTTGAATACCATTTGTAGCCGGGTCAGCCACAATTCTAATTGATGAACTACTTTTAAAGTTTAGTCTATCATTATTGTTTCCTGCGGTAAATACACTTACACCATCTACTTGAATATCCTTAAAGATGTTCTGTGAAGAACCTTTATCGCTATTGGTTAAAGTGCCTGTTGATGTTCCAAAATCCACACCTCCTGTTAATCCATCCCCGGCAAATACACCTTGTACTGTACCTGCATTAGTAGTGTATCCACTATCATTTGTCCATTGAGATATGTTACCTGATTTGTTAGTGAATGTTTGAGTACCTGTTAAAGTAGCAACAGTACTATCAATACTTAAAGTCACTGTTCCACTTGTACCACCACCACTCAAACCTGTTCCTGCAGTAACCCCTGTAATATCTCCGGGGTTAATGTTAGCAGTAATTGTTAAAGTATCTGTAGTCGCATTTGTAGTAAGCGTTATATTGTTTCCCGCAGCAAATGTAAGAGTGTCGTTATTACTGTCAGCAACAATAGAAGTCTGACCCGAAACTGCAACGTTCTTAAAGATATTCTGTGAAGAACCTCTGTCACTATTAGTTATTGTGACAGTTCCCGAAGTACCGCCACCACTAATACCTGTCCCCGCAGTAACACCTGTAATGTCACCTACGTTTGTTGTATATCCCGCACCATTAGTTAGTTGGTTGTTATTGGTTACGTTGGTTGCCCCCGCAGCGATGCCATCTAATTTAGACTTGTCAGCACCTGTCATAACACCCGCAACAGTTGTTGTGGCTGCAGGCAATGTAGCATTTGTTCCGTCAGAACTAACAACAGTCAACGTGGTTGCAGTAGTAGTAGTGGAAAGGTTTGTAGTTACGTTTGGTGCACTGTTTGTTAAAGTCACCGTACCACTTGTACCACCACCGCTTAATCCTGAACCTGCAGTTACTCCTGTAATATCGCCTACGTTTGTTGTGTAGCCGCTATCGTTTGTCCATTGAGAAATATTCCCTGACTTGTTTGTTAAAGTGTCTGTAGAAGACGCAGTAATGAATCCATAGGTATTATTCCATCCTGTATTACCGTCTGTAATATACCCTGCACCATTAGTCAGTTGATTGTTGTTAGTTACATTCGTTGCTCCATCGGCAATTCCATCTAACTTTCTCCTGTCATCAGAGGTCATTACGCCCGCATCAGTATCACTTGCAGCAGCGATAAGGGCATCAGTACCATCAGAACTTACAACTGTAACTGAATCTGCCGCAGTAGTAGTAGACAAGTTTGTAGTTACGTTAGGGGCTGAGTTAGTTAGAGTAACAGAACCGCTTGTGCCGCCTCCACTTAAACCTGTTCCCGCAACAACTGCAGTGATATCACCTTGAGGAATAGCGGGGAAAGTGACCAAGTTACCTTGACCGTTAATGTATTGAGCAGCAGTACCCGCCATAGTAATAGCAAGTGTGCCTGAAGTTGTAACTGCAGTTCCTGCAGTAAATGCATTTCCTGCGTGTGATATTCCAACACTTGTAACTGTACCTGTGTTAGTGGTATATCCCGAAGGGTTGGTGGCATTATAAGGAGTGTACCCTAAAGCCCCCGTTACATTGGCACTTGTTAGTGCTAAGGTTCCTCCTAAAGTAAGATTGCCTGAGCCTGTTACAGTGCCTGACAAAGTAAGACCGCTAACAGTACCTGTACCTCCAACGGAAGTAACAGTACCTGTATTAGATGTTTTGCTATTGAATGTTCTCCAATCAGCAGATGAAAGATATCCATCTGTGGCATCTGATGATTGTGATATTCCAACAGTAATATCGCCTGAAGTTCCGCCACCTGTTAAAGGAGCAGAAGCAGTAACACCTGTAATGTCACCGGGATTAATATTAGCCGTTATTGTTAGAGTATCGGTAGTCGCATTTGTGCTTAGTGTAATGTTATTACCTGCTGCAAATGTCAATGTGTCATTATTGCTATCTGCAACAATAGAACTCTGACCTGATACCGCTACATTTTTAAATATGTTTTGAGAAGAACCCCTATCGGAGTTAGTCAATGTTACAGTGCCTGAAGTAGTTACTGTGCCTCCGCCCGACATACCTGTCCCTGCTGCAACTGCAACAGAAGTTACAGTACCTGTATTGGTAGTGTATCCTGACGGGTTAGTTGAATTATAGGGAGTATATCCTAAAGCAGTTGTGACGTTTGCGCTTGTCAAAGCAAGTGTTCCGCCAAGGGTTAGATTGCCCGAAGTTGTTACAGTGCCTGACAGAGTCAGTCCACTGACAGTACCTGTTCCTCCTACAGAGGTTACGGTTCCAACTGTATTACTTTTTCCATTAAAGGTTGTCCAATCTTCAGCAGATAGATATCCATCCTGTGACCCGCTTGCTTGATTGATTCCAATTGTTCCTGCTCCTGTAATAGTTCCACCTGTTAAAGGTAAAGAAGTAGCAACAGAAGTGACGGTCCCCGTATTTGAGGTCCATCCTGAGTTGTTATTAAAAATACTAAGAGGGATTGAAGACACCAACTGTTTGTTGTCTACTCCTCCGTTTTCGGCAATAATGTAATCAGTGCCAACTAAAGTGCCACCAATTCCCAATTCGCCTAAGTCTAAAGCAAGTGAGATAGTTCCCGAAGTAGTAACTGTGCCACCTCCCGATAAACCTGCTCCTGCAGAAACGGTTACAGATGTTACAGTACCGTTGCCTGTGCCCGCACCTATATCAGACCGAACCTGAGCACCTGTCCGATATTTCAACACGCCCCCATCCGACACAACAAATCTGTCGGTATCAGTTGCGGAATTTGATATTGAACTAATCAGTAAGGTTCCGTCAACAGTGGTTGAGTCTAAAATAGTTATTGACATCTATGATTTTTTTTAAATTAAGTTTCTTTTTATAAATATGGGAGAGTGTCTTTGAAGACACTCCCCCTATTTATAGTTTAATTATTACATTGATAGAACCATTACACTGATATCATTCACTGCAGGAGGAGTTCTAAAGTCCACCTGAACAGTGTTGGGGTCTACACGAACTACCGTTGCATAAATAGTTTCACCTGTCGTGTTATTGAAACACTGAACCATAACATTAATGTTATTCAAGTTGTGGCTAACAGGATAAGAAACGGATACTCCATCACCAATACTGTCAACAAACTTAGTGCCCGCAACAATACTTGAAACAGAAGTCGCAAAGTTAGTAACCTGAGATGAGGTGATTGCAATTGCTTGTTTAGAAGCAGCAGACACTCTACCTTTTGCATCAGTCGTAATCTTCAAAGACTCGCTTGCGCTACCTAAGTTAGTTACCGCAGTACCTACGTTAGCAAGGCTAACCGCACCTGAAGAAACACTAAGACCTCCTGTAGTTGGGAAGTTCGCAATACCTTGAACGGTTGCAGTAGCAACGTCAATGTTCTTGTTAACCTCAGTCCAATCTGCAGCAGTTGAAGGAGCATCTACATTAGCGATAATCAAATCACCAACTTCCAATGCAGGACTCCAATATCCTGCAGGAAGACCTGTACCTGCAGCAGTTACTGCGTATGTCCAACCTTGTTTTACACCAACAGATGGAGCAGCAGTTGTTGCGTCATATCCTCCTTGGAAGATAAGAGCACCTGAACCTGCGAATGTAGTGTCCACATAGTTCTTAGTTGCAGCATCTTGAGCCAAAGTTGGGTCATTAACATTGATAAGTTTGTTTGAGCCAATACTAAGGTCTGCCGTTGGAGCACTCCACATACTAAGAGTAAAGTCTCTTACAAACGTTTTATTTTGGTCAGCACCCTTGTCAAACAATCCAACAATATAGTCGGCTGCAGAATCAATAGGCACAGTTCTTACAGGTAACTCAGTAAGGTCAAGAGTTACTGTCAACGTATCAGTTGCGCTTGCTGCAGTAACAATACCTTCGCCACCCGCAATGTCAACAGTGTTGCCATCTGCAATAGTTTGAGAAGTACCGCTATCACCTGCAAGAGTCCAAGAACTCATTGTGCCCGGAGCAGAACCTGCAACTACTGCAGTAACGTGACCTTGAGCATTAGTAGTAATAGATGAAGGATAAGCGTATGTACCTGCAGTACCGTTATTATCGTGATTGATAGTAATGGTATCTGTAGCACTTGCAACACCTGATAGCCCCGTTCCACCTGAAATGGTAAGAGTATTTCCGTTAGTGATGCTTTGAGAAGTTCCTGAATCAGAAGCAACTGTAAATGAAGACATAGTTCCTGAAGCACCGTTGGCAGCAGAAGTAATACGTCCTTGAGCATCAACTGTAATGTTCGCTGAGGTGTAAGCACCTGCAGTAACCGCAGTGTTGTCCAAGTTTACAGTAAGAGTAGAAACCGTTCCAACAGTTGCGATAGCACTGCTAAGACCTACCCCACCTGCAATGTCGACAGTGTCTCCACTTGCGATAGTATCAGCAGTTCCTGAATCACCTTGAAGTGTGAATCCATTGTATCCTGCAGGAACAGTAGCCCAAGTATTATCACCACGTAAGTAAGTAGAAGAACTTGCAGTTCCTGTAGCACTCAAACTATAAGTTAAGTTTCCTGAACTTGTAACAGTTCCTGAACCTGAAATGAAAGTTGAGTTAGCAGTACCAACACTTGTTACCGTACCAACATTGTTTGTGAACGGTAATTGGCTGATAGAAGCCTTCTTAACATTACTATCAGTAGCATCGCTAAACATAATAATGTCTGAACCTGAGATGTCTCCTGCGCCATAGGCTGCAGAACTAAGGATAATGTTGTCAGAACCTAAGTAATCAGGAGAAACAGTTGCCGCTTGACCTACTGTGTTAACAGTGATACCGGGTCCTCCTGAAACAGAAGAAATACCAACACCTGATGCTGCCAAGGTTGTCCAAGCAGAACCATTGAAGTACTTCAACGCATTCGAGGATGTGTTGTAGTAGATTTGCCCTGCCCCAAGCCCCGTTGGGTCAGTCGCTAAGTTTTGAACTAATACGTTTTGGATTTCTCCACCCGTAATGTCAATACTGTCTAAAAATTTAATAGCCATAATTGTTTGTTTTTGTTTTTGTTTTTGTTTTTGTTTTTAATTAATAAAAGCCTTGCCGGAGAACGCCCCATTAAAGGTTATCGTTAGTTCGTTTACATTTATATATTGTACGTTCCCGAACACAGTGGTTCCGGCAGAATCTACAACAGAAACAGAAGGGTACTTGTCAAGATTGTGTACAACATTCCATATTAAAGAAGGTGTTGGTTGGTTGTAGACAAAATTTTTGTCACCACCTCCACCGCCTGAAGTATTTCCAAGTAATGAAATAAAATAATCTTGTCCATCCACCAATTCTCCCGAAGAGTTGATAAGTGTTAGCCCAATGTCGTAGAAATTTTGGTCAAGTGTGCTTTTAGTGGATGAATCCCAATCAAAAATTGCCCAATCTGAAGGATTTGCTGCGTTACTAATTAAAATTTGCCTCCCAACAAGAGGGGCAGTGTAGAATGTTTCGACCAATTTGTTTGGTTTAGCATACTTGCTTATCATCCAACTTGATATACTTGAAAACAAAACACTATTCCCTAACTCAGTTGAGAAAGAAATTGTTTCGTTTAGTCTTGTGTCGCCTAAACCTACATTTTGATATGTATACCTTAGTGCCTGTGACTCAATAATGCCTTTTGTGTTAAAAAAAGCAGCAACGCCATCAGCCGTAAAGTTTTTTGTTTTTTTATTGTCCTGACTATCCGTGCCAATCCATTTATCGGAACCGACAACGTTAGAGTCAATAGGATATGTGCTGATTCTTGCCATCTATACTGTCTTTTTACCTTACCTTATTGCTTACAAAGATAAACTTTTTAATTTACATTTTTTTTCACCGCACTTCCAAAGAAGTATCCGAAAATAGACAAGACAACACCCTCACATATACCTATTAGGTGTATCCAAACCTCCTTATTCTCGGGCGGAACCTCAAGAAAAACTATAGCATAGATAATAAACACAAAAGCCCCTAAGCCGATTACTCCTGTTAGGTTAAACATAAGGTCAAACCTACCTGTTTGTGCTATACCGACCTCTCTTTTACGTGCTGAATCTCTATCTGCTACCTCTAATTGGTACAGTTCCTTGATTTGATTGTGTGCTTCTGTCTTTTCTTCAGGAGTAAGAACGGGGTCCTTCTCTATTAGTTTCCCAATAGCACCCAATAGTCCCGCATCAGGAAGCAGGTCTCCTGCTATCTCTAATATTTTAGGAGACTTCTCCTTTAACCAAATGCCTAATTTGGTTTCTCTAAACTTCTTCTTTGGGGGTTTCGTTTTTTCCATCGCTTATCCATTTATATTCTGATGTGGCATCAAAACTCGGACAAGCCTTATTAGCAAAATCACGATGTCCATAAATTTTTATGTCCTTGTATTTGTTCTTATAGGACATTAATAAATTTTTAAGACTTTCTTTTTGAGCAGCAGTCCTTGTGTCTTTTGCCTTTGTATATTTTTTGTTCATACCACCAATGTAACAAACACCAATGCTATTCCTGTTGTGCCCAATAGTGTGAGCACCAATTCTTTCAAGGGGTCTTCCTTCGTGAACACTTCCGTCAAGGTATATTACAAAGTGATATCCAATATCACTCCACCCTCTTCTTATGTGCCACTGACGAATCGTGTCAACACTTATCTCTTGACCCTCACGAGTTGCAGAACAATGGACGATAATTTCATTTATCTCCCTCATTCTTTTTATTTATTTTCATCCACTTGTCAATTGTGTATCCAATAGATACCAACAGTAAAAGGATTTTTAAAATCATATCAATATCAGAAAGAGACAAAGCAAATGTTGTGGCATTTAAAAAATAAAGTTTGATATCTCCCGTCATTGTTCTCATCTCCTTAAAAGGTTACCAAATTGCTACAAGATTCGTTGCCGATGTACCCGTTGCCCAAACTCTCGACACAACAATAGGAAGATAACTTCCAAGAGGTGCTTTGTGAAAGACTACAACATCCCCGCCAATTGTGGTTACTTTAACATCTTCATTGTTTCCTTGACCTCCAACGTAGATGATACATCCCTCGTTTACAGTGTCGTTAGAAGAAGCATAGATAGTATAGTTCTGAGCGTTTGAAGCAAAAATATCTGCATTTAAAACAATTACACCGGGTCCATCTACACGGACTACAGTTGCTGAACTTAAACCTGTTAAATTATATACAATGTCTCCGGCTTTTACCTCTGCAAATGTCTTGGAACTATCTACTAATTGAAATGCGGTAGGAGTTTGACTAACCCCTGAGACTACCTCTTGTGGAAAAGGAATGTCTGTTACGTCTGATGGGTAAACATAGATTGCTCGTTTTCCCGCTACTAATGGTGTCGTTTGCATAATTTTTTATTTATAAGGGAGGATTTTATTCAAAGCGTCCCGTCTTTTATTGCAACCACATTCTTTCTTGGCTGCGGTTGCTAATGTGTTTACTACTTTTTTAATTCCTGTTGCGGTTGTAATCTTTTCGATTGTGTCGCCAAGTCCTCTTGATTTCATTTTTATTTATTTTTTACAAGTACAGTCATCGCATCCGCAATCAACGGATGAAAACATAAGTTTAGATACCATCTTATTCCAACGAGTTTTTAATTTTAAATTAAAATCTACAATGGCGTTGCCTATTTTAATCAACCACTTACCCATTCTTTCGTGCCGCTTTTTTTGCCGCCTTTGCTTGAGGTGATTTAATGATTGTAACCTTATTTCGGTTCGGACCTTGTGGTCCATTATATTTATCAAGTTCCTTTAGGCTTCTTCCTACAGGACCATCGTACTTCGTTGGGGCAAGGGGAGTATCTGCTCTCCGCACTCTCTTTGGTTTCTTAGACATAATTTTTTATGTTTTATGTTTTACAAAGATAATTATTTTTTTATTAGTATTTCCCACGTCTACTCTTAGGAGAAGACTGCGTATCCTTACCCGGACCACCCCAAAGATTCTTACAAGCCCAATGGTTTGCAGTCATTTTGTTTGTTGCTTCGCTACACTTATGACGTGCCCTGAATGACTTACGAGCAGCAGTAGAATAATTGTGACCGTATCCTGTAGCACCAAAATGAATCAGTTTCTCCTGACCGCCTGAACAAGCCTTGACCATCTTCTTCTTGCCTGCTCTGTCCGACTTCATCGGAGTGTTGCATTTCATTTTGCTCTTGTCTGCCATTACTTCTTACCGCACTTAGCGTATGCTGAATTCTTGATTGCCTTTTCAGACATCTGTCCTGACCACTTCTCTACGTTCTTTCCGTTTTTAGCAATTGCTGCTGCGAAATATGGCTTTGCTACTTTTTTCATTTTCCTTGTCCTTTATATTTTTTGACATAGTTCTTAGAGTTCTTCATAGAAGATGATTTACTCTTTGCGTGTACGCCCGGTCTTTTAATGTGCGGCTTTGATTTAAACGTAGCCGTATTTACTTTTGCTGCCACTATTTCTTTTTGTTATAACGTGGTAACTTGGTTTTTTGATTCAAAGACGCTAAGCCTCTAAGTTTGGCGTGTGCGGGTCTGTCTTGATTACTTTTAATCTCTGACCATTTCTGAACATCTTTGTTTTTAAAATTGGCTGCATTCAAGTCTGCTACTGTGTTTGCAAGAGCCTCTCCTTTAGTATATTGTTTTTTTTCCTTTCCGGAACCTTTAGAATCAGTTGCCATAAAAAATGTATTTTTGTATAGTACAAATATAATCAAATTTTATTATGGGTTTTTCACAGTTCGAGCCGTCAAGGGACTACCTCAAGTATTGGAGGGTGGTCAGATATTTTATAAAAGCAAAGTATGGAATAGGGACTTCTGACCTCGACCTGCTATTATTCCTTTATTCGGAAACTTACTTTAGCAAGGATAAGTTTAACGAGTTTGACGAACTACTCTCGTGGGAAGAGAATCGTTTTGATAGACTCCTTAGAGATGGATGGATAGTCGTCTTCCGTAAACGTTCAGGTAAGACCAAAGCATTATACGAGATATCGTATAAAGGAAGACGAATGATAGGTAGTATGTATGATAAATTAAATGGTGGACTAATACCCGAAGGCAAGTCCACCAATCCAATGTTTTTGGCAGGAGCCTCATACCAAGACAAGGTCTACCGAAATATGATAAAAGAAATGAATGCTTTTATAAAACAACAACGACATCTCTCTCGACAATAATGGTGTAGGTCTCACCATTGATTATCATAGTGGTCCCTGACCTTGAGTCGTAATAGATTGAATCATTACTTTTAATTTGCTCAACATCTGTTCCCGGAGTAACAACTGTTGCTTTCTTGTAGCGCAATTGGTTTGAATCTTCTTGAGATAATATTAAACCTGAAGAGTGTTTAATCTCTTCCTCTATTGCTTTGATTAAAATATATTTTCCGATTGGTTTCATAATTTTTTATTAAAGTTCAAATATGTCGTTTACCCATATAGGCGTATTCTCTCCAACATATGCTGCTTCTATATTGTAGTAGAAGTGTTCATATGCATCTTCAAAATCCATCCCCTCCTTCATAAGGATATTGAGACACTTGCTAACTGAGTAAACAAGTTTGTTCCCTTTGCTATTAATACCAATGATAGCATCATCAAAGCCATCTGCTTTGAGGAATCCTTCTTCAGGATAGTTGTTAAGGATTATATCAAGAATTTTGGTCCTCATAAGTTCGAGCCATTGTTATGATAGCATTAGTCGAAAGAATAGTTACCGCAACAGACACTGCATTCTGAAGAGCAGACTTGGTAACCTTCAATGGGTCGATAACTCCCATCTTATACATATCTCCCCACTCCTGTGTTTTGACATTGTATCCAAAATCGTAGTGAGACTCAAGCCCGTCTTTACTTTCCTCAATACCTGCATTATGCCAAATTTGCATAAGAGGAGCACGTAGTGCTTTGAACAATATCTTTCGAGCAATGTTCTCCTCGTCAGGTTGGTCAAAAAACCCTACCAACGATTCCTTAAATAATGCGATGCCTCCCCCCGGTAGGATACCTTCTTCGAGTGCTGAGCGAACTGCACACACCGCATCATCGACACGGTCATACAATTCCTTCTGCTCAAGGTCTGTGTTGCCACCTACATAGATAACCCCAACTCCCCCTGTGAGGGAGGCGATTCTTGACAAGATAAATTCCTTGTCTACTTTCTTTGGAGTGTTAGCGTGGGCATCCCACAATTGCTCTACTCGCTCTTTAACTTGTTCAGATATTTCATCTGAGTCTTTAACGATGACGGTAGAGTCACGACCAACTATCACCTTGGCAGCGTGACCCAAGTCATCGAATGTCATAATGCTGAGGTCGTCTCCTGTCTTCTCGGAGAAGTAGGTAGCCCCAACCGCAAGAGCAATGTCTTGCATTAGTTCGTGTTGTTTATATCCGAAGTTTGGCGGAGTGATAGCACAGAACTTTAGATTGTTTTTCATTACGTTAGCAGCCAATGTGTTGATTACGTTTTGAGAACACGGTGCAATGACAAGCAACTTCTTGCCGTCATTAATGATTGGTTTCAATACGTTCTCGATAGATAGTAGGTTGCTAATCTCTGCATCACTCACAAGGATGTAAGTGTCTTCAAAGACACACTCATCTTTCTTATGGTCGTTGATGAATAGTGGTGAGGTATATCCTCGTTCTACTTTCAATCCATTTGTTGTCTCAAAGTAAGTGTCTGATGTTTGAGACTTGGAGATGGTAACTATACCATTCTTACCAACACGGTTGTATACGTTAGCAATTGTTGTTCCGAGTTGCGGGTCGTTGTTTGTTGAGATGATGGCTACATCCCGAAGGGTGCGCCCTGACACTTTGCGTGAATGTTTTTTTAGTGACTTAACTACCTTATTGGTTTCCGTAACAAGGTCTCTTAGTACTTGAGTTTTATTTACACCATCAACGATGTCCTCAAATCCTGCTTTTACAATAGCCTCTGTAAGTACAATAGCCGTGGTCGTTCCATCACCTGCTTGCGATGCCGTGCGGTCTGCCGCTTCCTTCATCATCCGAACCGCAAGGTTCTCGACAGGGTCTAATAGGTCTACCGCCTTGGCAACCGTAACACCGTCCTTGGTTACTGTGATGCCGTGCGTGTGATGTGGTGATTCGATAAGAACCGTCTGACCGGAAGGTCCGAGAGTTGACTTTACTGCTGAGGCAATAGCCTCTATCCCTTTAAATAATTTTTTTCTACCCTTGTCATCAAAGGTGAGGTTCTTTGGAGTGAATCCTAATTCAGACATAATACATTAGATTTTTTACAAAGATAAACTTTTTTTATATGCGGAAGGGTATAATGAACTACATTTGTCTATTAATTATATGCAAAAGGGTATAATGTCTACAACAAGTCTAATTCAAGTTTAATGTCGTATGTGTTATATCTCTCCTTCCCTACTCTCTCTATAGAAAATATGTATTTTACTTTTTTTTATATAAGTACTTTTGACTTTCATTTCAACATTTTTAACACTACTACTGATTATCAATTAGTTAAGTATTAAATATCAACATAAAAACAACACTCCCTTAGCACAATAGGATAGTGCAATACACTTCTAATGTATAGGTTATAGGTTCGAATCCTATAGGGAGTACAAAAAAAGGGGGGACCTGCGAATAGTCCCCCCCTTCCAAATCAAAATCAAATCAATTAATCTTTCATACCGAACATCTGCTCTCTTAATTCTGCACGCATAATACCGTCAGCAATCATAGATACTTTGTTCTCTCTCTTAATAGCCTGCTTAATCATAGCAGCCTGTGCAATACCCGTCTGTCCAACAGGTCTGTCGTTAACAAGTCTTCCGTTCTTAACTTCCAACCCACCCATACTTTTAAATTTAAAACCTTTCATACGTATCTCCATTTATAGTGTATACTAATTATAATTAAATAAAGGATAATCTCTCCGTCTTCAAATTCCTCGTCAGGAGGATATATGGAAAAACCTAATACAAGTCCCGTAGGGATTCTATTCTGTATTTCGATTTCCCATTCCTTATCCATAATACAAAGATAGTAAAAAAAAATTATCAGATACCCGTAGTGTTTGGGTAATATGCGGGCACAGGCGAGCCGACCCCCAACCGAAACCGATTTGTTTTTCGAGGGGGGGGGTGCAGTTTTGCCGTCCCCTGTCGGATTTTTTGGCGATTTCCTGTAGCACCTACCTGCCTGCCTGCGTCCTGCGTCCTGCCTGCATCCGTCCTGCGTCCTGTGTCCCCTGTTCCCCTGTTCCCGTTCCCGTTCCGCCTGTCCCCGTTCCCGTTCCCGTACGCAATCAAAGAGCAACAGAGAATGAATGCGGCAAAGCATTCGTTCCTGTGTGCGTTCCTGTCTTCCTGTGTGCGTTCCTGTCCACAATCAAAACAAAAGTGTCTTTGAAGACACAAAGAGAGAGAAGGTTACCCCTGTACCCATTTTCGGTAGTCGAAATATTTCGCAGGGAATTGAAAAAAAAATGAACACACCTATTGTATATTAAGTAAATTAGACTATATTTGAACCATAGAACGACAAGAAATACACAGAAAATTAACGTAACTAACTGAAAATCAATTAATTAACACTAAAATCAAGTAAAAATGAGCAATCTTTTATCAATCGAAACGGCATTCCTTTCACAATCAGAAATCAAGAATGCATTAAACTTGAATGACATCAAACGCATTCAAAGACAAATTACCAATGCTCACAAGAGCAAATTCGGTCATACTTTGAATATGGCAAAATTGGTCGTAAAAGCAGAACAATGGTTCACTTCTGAGGAAGGTAAATTCAAAATGCAGGATGCAGGATTATCGTGGAGCAAAGAGGAATTCGGTCAAAAGGTCTTCGGATGGCAGAAGTCTTTCTTCTACAAAGTACTTAAAGCAGGGAAATTGTCAGAGCAAATTGTCGATGCATTCAATACCAAATGTGACGAAGCAGATGCCCAAGGCAAAGACGTTGACAGAAGTTTAGCAGGTCTGTTGAAATTCGCACAGGATTTCAATGACGTTGAAACAATCATCAACGAGGAGACAGGAGAAGAGGAGATTTCTGAGGAAGCAATTGAGTCAGCAGAAGTACAGGAACGTGTTGAGACAATCTTCACAATGTCAATGAAGAATCCCGAAGGACGAAACATTGCAGTCCGCATCAATGCCAATGGCGAATTGATTACCCGAAACGATGCTTCAGAAATTGCTCAAGCAATTGCGTTTCTTCAATCATCAATGGGAATGTAAAAAGTGTCTTCAAAGACACAAGGGTAGGTCAGTCGGTGACACATAAGGTTCGAATCCTTACTGCCCACTAAAAAAATCATAAACACTAAAATTAAATAAAATGGAAGGTATCATCTACAAAATCGAAAATCGCTCAGACAGAGCAGTAGTTCAACACTACCACAGAAAACCTGAATTTCGTGAGATGCAGAAAGGTGCAAAATCTTCGGACATTGCCCAATTGAAAAATTCTGATAAGCGCAATTTGGTGCAGGTAGGTTCGGATTTCAATTCACGTTTCACAATCGGAATGGAGATTGAGAAAAACCAATTATCTCGTGGAGCAGTAAGAGAATACGAATTGCTTTGCGGATTTGAGCGTGATGGTTCTTGCGGATACGAAGCAGTGACCAACATCCTACCTTTGCTACCTGCATCAGTATGGCGCAACAAGGTCTACGATATGATGCACAAAGCAAAGAGAATTATTGAGGATGCCAATAGCCCATCAGACAAGCGATGTGGCGGACACATTTCTCTTGCCGTAGAAGGGATGGATGGTAGTGAATTGATGAATTTAGTACGCAAAAATTCAGGCATCCTGTACGCAATGTATCGTCACAGATTGCAAAATCCTTACTGCCGTTTCAATATCCGTATGCAGGAGAATAGAGAAGATTGGGCAGGATTACCTGTAGGCAATTCAAACAAGTATCACGTATGCTTAAACAAAGGTAGCGTGATTGAATTTCGTCTTCCTGCCCGATTCCAATCAGTAAAACAGATGATGCGCAGATACGAGATGATGTATGAATTGGTTGATTTCAGCGTAAACAATCCAAACGGAAATTTCAAGACTTTCTTGAAGAAGGCAGAACCAATCCTGATGGCGATGTACGACAGAAACCAAGACAAGGTGAACGAGATAATGACCTTGGCAGTATCATTCCAAAAGTATATCAAGACAGGCAAGGTGACCGAGGATATCAAAGGGTGGTTAGGATTCACCGAGACTCCTGCGCCAAGGAGATATTAAAAAAAGCAGGGTAGTGTCTTCAAGGACACTATCCTCCTGTCCACAGGTGAGTGCCTGTGCTGATGAGTCCCAAAGGACGAAACAGGAAACTAATAAAATAAAATCAAAATGAAAAAAGTAAGCAAAGTTTTAATGGCGTTAATGTTGGCAGTAGTAACATTCAACGCAGGTCGTTTCATCTTGGCGTTATTCCAAGACGTAAGTTCCGTACCACATTTTATTTCAACGTGTATTGTGAGTTTGTTCACCTTAACCCTGTTGTATTTAGCAGGAGTTCTAATGTTCGCAAAAGATGGAAAGTAAGCAGTACTACAAGGTGAGATATGCAGGTAAAGATATCTGCAATATCTCTGCACATTCAAAATGGGAAGCCATTGACCGAGTGTTCAACGACAACATATCAAGGTATCCTTGGATAGTACGTCAGAAATTAACCGCAGTATTAACACGATAAATTAAATCATTATGTATAAAGTAACACTACAATTCGAAACCTGTAAACCATCCTATAAAGGAAAGAGTTTATGGACACTAACAAAAGAGTTCAACGACCTACGCCACTGCGACAATTTTATTGCGCATATGCACCGAACCAAGGGATATCTCCTTGACGAGTGTTGGTACGATTCAGGATTCCCATTCAATGAGGGAGACACGTACTACACGATAGAAAACAACGAGGTAGTGATGTCTTGTTGGGATGACATAAGCGAGGAATTATTTGATAAGAACAAACTATACTTTGTCAGTAAGACACAAGCACAGAAGTATATAACACAAACAACTATTTAAGATGAGACAGATTAAAATTTTAGCAGGAGTAGTCACGGTATCCGTGCTTGGGTTTGCATCATACGACAAGCCAACTACAGATTCAGAACAATGTGTTATAGAAGATACAATCTCACCCGAGATTGTGTCTTCAAAGACACAAACCGATTGGGAATTATTTGTTGAAGCAGTAATCCAAGTAGAGAGTAGCGGGAATGATTCTGCATACAACGAAAAAGAGAAAGCGGCAGGTTGCCTACAGATACGTCCTATTATGGTGCGTGAGGTTAACCGCAAACTAAAAAAGTGGAACGCCCCATTCCGATACACCTTGGACGACAGATGGAACAGAGAAAAGTCTATCGAGATGTTTGAGATTATGGCGGAGCAGGTTGAGTGTTGCGAGGGATTGACTCAGGAAGAATTCTTTGAGGTGGTTGCCCGTAAATGGAATGGCGGAGGACGAGGTCACAAGAAGCAATCAACTGAAGTGTATTGGGAACGAGTAAAAAATAAATTTGGTAGTCTAAAATAATTAAACTATCTTTGTACAATAATTAAACAAAATATAATCATTATGTGTGTAATCATCATTAAACAAAGAGGTCGCAAGGTATCGCAAGAAGTCCTAAAGAAATCATCAACTGTCAATCCTGATGGGTTGGGCATTGTTTGGTTGGACACCTTTGAGGTAACCTATCACGACTCTAAAGAGTACAAGAAACTATTAACTGACCGACCATACATTGCGCATTTCAGATACGCAACTGTCGGTAAGATTAACCGAGCGAACACACATCCATTTGTGTGCGGTAAGAACACAGACGAACTGCTGATGATGAACGGAACCATCAAAGGGTTGGGCAACGACAACAAGACAGATAGCAAGGTACTTGCTGAGATGTTAGGTGATATGCCAAGAGACCAATGGAAAACTGAACTTGAGAAGTATGAGTGCAGGTTTGTTAGCGTCAACACCAAGACCAAATCGTATCAGATATACAATCGTCACCTGTACACCAACAGAGATGGCGTGTGGTTCTCAAAAGACAACGTCCTACTTGACAACGTGGTTGCAGTGTACGGAACATTGAAGAAAGGTTATAGCAACTACTACGGTCACCTTTACAACTCTGACTTTGTTGGCTCAGGCAAGACTAAGGATAAGTATCCGTTAATCGTTAACGGTTTACCTTTCTTGGTAAATCAAAAGGGAGTGGGACACAACGTGGCGGTAGACGTATTCAAAGTAAGTGACTCTACCTTAGCGAAGTTAGATATCCTTGAGGGTCATCCGAGATGGTACAAGCGTGAGCAGATTCAGGTTGTCATACAGGGTAAAGAAGTTACTGCGTGGATATACTTTAACCCAAAACAAATCAGAAGTGGGGAGGTAATGCACAAGACATTTCTTCAGAAGCCCATTCCAAAATCTTTTACACTATCCAAGTCCAAGACAGTGTCTTCAAAGACACAAAAAGAATGCACACAACTTTCTTATTTCGATGAGGTCTTTAATGAGAGGGAAGAGGTTTATGTAGAGAAGCCATCCTGCATTGATTGTTTCTCTGACTTGGAGTACGATGGGTTTAACCACTACCACTGCAGTGCGTGTGGCGGTTGGTTCACAGATAACGAAGTAGCATTGTTTAACTAATTTAAAATCAAATCAAAATGAGAAAAATCACAATAGAATCGGTTGATGCATTTATGAATGCAAGACCTTTCCACAAAGACAACACAGAGGTGACGGTATTAGACAACGTTACCATTTTAAAACTATTCGGTAACGAAATTGCCTACCGATACAATAACCCTGAGAGAACTTTGTCCATCACCAATGCAGGGTGGCTTAGTAATACAACAAAAGAAAGGTTGAATGGAATTCCTAACGTGCGAATACATCAAAAGAATTTCAATTGGTATCTGAACGACAAAGAATGGGACGGCAAATTAATAGACGTAATATAAATCAAAATGAAAAAAGTAAAAGTAACAACACGTGCGGTATACCATAAGATGGTATCGGTTGAAGTAAACGTTCCTTCACACGTAGAAGATGAGAACGTAAAAGATTGGTTGTGGGACAACGAGCATTTCTTTATTGATGAACTCGATGACAAACTATCTGACGCATCATATGAATTTGGACGTGGACTTGGAGACGGAATGGATGACGACTCGTCAGACTCAGAGACACGTTACGATGTAGTAAACCCTGACGGAACTTTTTCCTTTGGAGGACATTGTTAAAATAAAACCTAATAAAAATGAAATCAAAAAAACAAAATCAATTATGGACAACAGACTTATCATTACCCAACCTGACAATTTCGTATTCGTTGACATCACCGACCAAGCAGAACTCATCTTCAACAACACAGACCTTGACGTATTTGCTTGGGACGGAGTCGCAGAAGAACTTATGGACACGGTCTACCACATTCGCAGAGCAATCAAAGACGGAGCAAGAATCGTTATCGAAGGAGGACACATTCCCGCCAAGCAAGAAGTGAAGTGGACATCAGTAGACAAGGTGCTAATTAACGGATATTGGTACGGAAAATACGCAGATATCTTGCGTGGTTAAAATATTAATACTATATTTGAACATAAGTTATACCAAATAAAATCAAATCAAATGGCAACACTATTAAAATCAAATGGTAAGCGAGTAGAAGATGTGGACATCTCAACTCTAAAAGCAATGCAAGAACTCGTTGGCGGTTACATTGAAATCGTATACCTGCCCGAGGGAAAGTGTTTAATTATTAATGAAGAGGGGAACCTTTTCGGACTCCCACTAAATCAACAAGCAACTGAACTGTATGGACATCCAATCGTGGGGGAAGTCATTTACGCACAGAGCAGTGAAATAAATTAAATATGATGAAACATTTATTCAAACAACTTATCCTTGAGGAGAAACTCAAGGACGTACCGAACCTGAAGGTAATTCAGAAGATGCAACAGAAGATAGATGAAGAACTATCCATTAAAGACCTGACTGAAACAGGGATGATTATGACACGAGAGTCTTTCGAGAAATCGTATCGCAATCCACCTGCGTTAGACACCAAGTGCAAAGATGTGATGACTTACATTGGTAAGAACTACATTCAAATGCTAAGCAACGGCTTCTATTTGTTTGACTATCCAACAGTGAAGTCAAAGCGGTCAAAGAAGATAGAGGTTGTAGAGGAAGCATTGTTCAATCACCTAATGGGAATCAATGTCAAGTAGCAAGGAGCAGATAAAAGATGTGACAGGGAGAGTATACCGTATGCTTGCAGAAAAGAATGAGGCATACGGGAACTCAGCCCTTGAACCAATCAACATATTCTCTAAGGGAGATGCCGTTGAATCTTTACAAGCAAGGATAGACGACAAGTTAGCCCGAATAAAAAACAGAGGGCTGAACGATGAAACAGAAGATACCTTGTTTGACTTGTGCGGGTACTTAATTCTTTTAATTATTGCTAAAGAAAATTTGCACGAGAAATAAACTATAATTATATTTACACAATCTAAAATCAAATCATATGTCAAAATCAAAACAGATGTTCACCGAAATTCGTGAGCAAGAAATCCAAGACGAATTCCTTGATGATGAGTATCACTTCAGGGAATTTCAATCAAGAGAGCGAGTGTCTTCAAAGACACGGGTAGCAGACAACTCTTCAGTAGAAATTTTAAAAGAACTATTCGGGTACTTTGGTGAAATATTCAAAGACTACGAAGCAAAAAATCAAATCAAATGAAACTAAATATTTTCAATGAATACGCAACTCAATGTGCCGACCTGTTCGGTATCAGCGAAGAACTACTTTTCACTAAGAGTAAACGAAGAGACATTGTAGACGCACGTTACCTTCTATACTATATGTGCAGTGAACGACCAATGCGAATCGTTTATATCCAAGAGTATATGTTTAGCAAGGGGTATCTCATTAACCATTCATCTATTATCTACGGAATCAATCAGGTGAAAGAACGTTTGCAGGTAGACGGAGACTATAGGAAAACTATTAAACAAATGAAGTCGTGCGTTACAGTTTAAACGACATCTTTATTCAGGCATCTGACGACTCATCTTCATCTCCTCTTCACGGGAATGGATACGAGTCCTATCTTTTGTACGGGATAAAGATTGTCAAAGACAACGAGACCTCTCAAATACAACTGTTGAATACTGCGAAGTCGGGAGATTTTTATCACTCTCTAAATCAGGAACATATAAATTTATTTCACGATGGTGGTTGGAGATATGGAATATATGTTATATCTTTGTCTAACTATCGTGCAAAACTCGACAGAATTGAGCGACAGATTAAGAAGCACGTCAACGAGAAGCCGAACCCATCTCAGAAGCAACTCGATTATTACCAATCCACAAGGCAAAATATCCTTGAGAAGTACACAGAGATGACAATTAAATTAAATAAATTAAAATCAAATCAAAATGGAGAACACAAAACAACTAACGACATTTGAAAAACTGTCAGCCATCAACGTCAATGACAAGGTGGAAAAGAAATCAAACCTAACGTATTTATCTTGGGCTTGGGCTTGGTCAGAAACTAAGAAGGTATGTCCTGATGCGACATATCAAATCGGAATGACAGAGTATGACGAACAACTCGGCTTTATGTGTCACACGTCAGTGACCATAGAAGGAGAATCTTTAGAGATGTGGCTACCTGTTATGGATGGAGCAAACAAATCAATGCGCAAGGAATCGTATGAGTATACAACTCGTTACGGTACTAAGGTATGTGAAGCAGCAACAACTTTTGACATCAACAAAACATTAATGCGTTGCTTGGTTAAGAACTTGGCTATGTTTGGATTGGGAATCTACATCTATGCAGGTGAAGACTTGCCTGAATCAGAAACTGTAACACCAACTCCCGCACCATCGACTCCCGCACAAACTAAAACGGCAGACGGAAAACTTTCGTTAAAGGTTGGTGATGAGAATTGGGATAAGGTTGTTAAGTACGTGACTGAGAACAAAGAGATAGGCATCAAGAAGATTGTCGATGCATTGTCTATCAAGTACACCATCACCAACTTGGTTAAGAATAATCTAACTAAAATCGTAACAGGAAAATGAACAAAGAAACATTAGACCGCTTACGTAATGACGAGGATTATTACGGAGCATTTGGAAAACAATTCCTTAGCAACTCAGACATAGGAGCGTTACTTGGTAACCCAAAAGAATTTGGAAAGTCTTCTGAGGACAACGTGAACTATGCCAAGGGTAGATACTTTCATCAACTCATCCTTGAACCTGAGAAGGCAGTGCATACAAAGTTTGTTGATGTGTCAACTCGAACTACTAAAGCATACAAGGAATACATCGCAGAGAATAAGATTCCCTTTGCAATGTTAGAGAAGGAGGGCGAAGAGATTCGTGGGTGCGTGGACAATATGATTCAAAACCTTGCTTTCTATGAAGGCATACGTGAGGAGGGGAATCAGTATGAGGTTCCTGCAGTCAAGGAAATTCACGGTATGATGTGGAAGGGTAAGGCAGACATCGTTTGCAAGGACAAACTCATTGACCTGAAAACAACAAGTAACATTTCTGATTTTAAGTGGTCGGCTCGAAAGTATAATTATGACAGTCAGTGCTACATATATCAGGAACTGTTTGGACTTCCGCTAACATTCTATGTGGTGGATAAGACCAACGGTATGCTTGGCATCTACAGACCAACAGAAGAATTTGTAAAGCGTGGTGAGGAAAAAGTAATCCGTGCCATTGAGGTTTATAGAAAATTCTTTGGAGACAATCCGACTGAAAACATCGAGTACTATTACATAGATGAACTTCTTTAAAAGATTAACAGAAGCAGTGTCTTCAAAGACACAAAAAGAAAATGGGTGGATGTGTCTGCGTGTTCCAATCAGATGCCAAAGCCCCGAGGAAAAACAAAATGTTATCCTCTCAACAACTAAACTATTGGAGCGTAAAATTAAAATCAAAACAAAATGACAGACGAAAAAATTTTCGCAGACGGATTCTCTTTTAAGCGCAGAGAGAATGCCCCCGACTTCGTAGTGGGTCGGCAATCAATTAAAGTGGATGAAGCAATTGCTTTCCTTTCACAACACGCCAAGAATGGTTGGGTTAACTTGGATATCAAACAAGCCAAGAACGGGAACTACTATTGTGAACTCGATACTTGGGAAGCCAAGCCACAAGGAAAGTCAGCGTCACCTAAACCTGCTCCTGCTCCTGCGGTAGCGAAAGAGGATGATGACCTGCCGTTTTAACCTAAACCAATTAGAAATAGTTAAGGGGAGGAGACTCCCCTTTTCTATCTCTAATAGTGTGCTGAATGCGAAAAATAAAAGCACCACCACTACTACTATAGATATATATAATTACTTTTATTTCTTATATATGTATAATAAAATTAACATTTTCAACACTGAGTCTGATAATCAAGTAGTTAGAGTAATCAAATCAACATCAAATCAACATATCAATGACACACACTGTAACAATATTCAAAAACATCAAGGAAACTGAGGCTCCGTTCCATAGAGATGTACAACTTGTCCTTAAAAGAATAAAGGATGGAGCGACAAAGGATTTAGTTAAGCGTATCCGACAAGAGAAAGTAAAGTCGGAGCGTAACGAACTAAAGAAACTTCTACCCGCTATTTGTTTTAGCGGAGTATTTCACAAGCGTAATGACAATGCCCTACAGAATCACAGTGGATTGATTTGTTTGGACTTTGATGGTTACACCAAGACAAAAGAACTTCTTCAGGATAAAGAGAACCTATGCAAAGACAAGTACGTGATGAGCGTATTCATCTCTCCATCAGGTGATGGTCTCAAGGTGTTGGTTAAAATACCTGCTGATGTAGATAATCACGTGAACTACTTCAACTCTTTACAGGAACACTTCAACTCTCCCAACTTTGACAAGGTAGTTAAGAACGTATCTCGTGTATGCTATGAGTCTTATGACCCTTTGACATACATCAATATGAACTCATCAGTATGGGATAAGATTGTTGAACCTGAGTACGTAGAGGTTAACAAGAATAGAGATGCACCAACTATTCCAATCACAGATGAGAACAAAGTCGTTGATATCCTTATCAAGTGGTGGTTAAAGAAATATCCAATGGTTGAAGGTCAGCGTAATCAGAACGTGTATGTTCTTGCGATGGCATTCAATGACTATGGTATCAGTAAGAGTCTTGCAGGTTATGTGCTAAGCCAATATCAAACTGCGGACTTCACCTTAACTGAAATCAACAGAACGATAGACTCGGCATATTCACAGACAAGAAACTTCGGAACTAAGTACTACGAGGATGAGGAGCGCATCAATCAAATCAGAACTAAATTAAAGAGAGGCGTATCAAAAAAGGAAATCCGTCATCAGTTAGAAGAGTCTCGTATTGATGGCGATGTAATTGATTCAGTACTAAACAGAATTGAAGATGAGGCAACCAACCATACCTTTTGGACAAAGAATGAAAAGGGAACTATCAAGATAGTACACTACTTGTTCAAAGAATTTCTTGAGGACAATGGGTTCTACAAGTTTTGCCCTGAAGGAAGTAGAAACTATGTGTTCGTTAAGGTCACTAACAACTTGATAGACCACACATCAGAGAAGGAGATTAAGGATTTTATATTGGGATATCTACAGAACATAGATGACCTAAGTATATACAACTACTTCGCTGACCAAACAAGATTCTTTAGAGAGGAATTTTTAACCCTGCTATCTACGATTGATATTTACTTCATCGAAGATTCCAAGGATACTTCTTACCTGTACTACAAGAACTGTGCGGTCAAGATAACGGAGAACAACATAGAACCTATTGACTACTTAGACTTGGGTGGTTACGTTTGGAAGGAACACGTGATTGACAGAAAGTTTAACCTGTGCGATGATGACTTGTGCGACTACAAAACTTTCATCTCTCGCATCTGTGCGGACAACGAGTCACGTGTACAAACAATGGAGTCTACAATTGGATTCTTAATGCACGGATACAAGAACTTATCATACTGTCCTGCGGTAATACTTAATGATGAGGTTATAAGTGACAACCCTGAAGGTGGTACGGGAAAGGGATTATTTATGAATGCCCTGAACCAAATGAAAAAGTTAGTGGTGATTGACGGTAAGGCATTTGCTTTTGAGAAATCATTTCCTTACCAACTTGTATCAGCAGATACGCAGGTGCTTTGCTTTGATGATGTCAAGAAGCACTTTGACTTCGAGCGTTTATTCTCTGTGGTTACAGAGGGTCTTACGTTGGAGAAGAAGAATAAAGATGCTATCAAGATTCCATTTGCTAAGTCACCTAAGATTGCTATCACTACCAACTATGCTATCAAAGGAAGCGGTAACTCTTTTGCAAGACGTAAGTGGGAGGTTGAACTTCATCAGCACTACAATAAGAACTATACACCGTTAGATGAATTTGGCAAACACTTCTTTGCTGATTGGGATGATGATGAGTGGTGTCAGTTTGATAACTATATGGTGTCGTGTCTTCAGATGTACCTAAGCCAAGGGCTAATCAAGTCTTCATTTGTAAACTTAGGAGTGAGACAACTATCTGCAGAAACATCACACGATTTTATCGAATGGTGTGGATTGATTGGAGATATGCGTGAGAACCCAAGTCTTGAGATAGGAATTAAGATTCACCAACAAGACAGGTACTATGAATTCATTGCAGAGTATCCTGACTATGCACCAAAGTCACGTATGAGCATAAGCCGTATGAGATTCTATCAGTGGTTGGTTGCTTACGCAGTATACAAAACTCAGCAACAACCTGAAGAGGGAAGAGATGCAGCAGGAAAGTGGATGCGTATTAAACCAAAATTAAATCAACAACAAAATTTAAATCTATAATATCAAATGAAAGTAAAAGTTAAAAATTGGCTCAATCAACTCAACAACGGAGAAATAAAGAGCAAGACTACAAGAGTCATCTATGAGATTCATAAGCGCACCTTTAAAGGCAAAGGCTTCACAACCATTGATGAGTTAAGAAAAGACCTTAGTATGGCTCACCAAACGCTTACGGCTATTGTGTCGAACATTCAAGACGAAGGATTAATTGCAACATACGGAGAAATTGAAAATGAATCAGGTTGCGTTTTTCAAAAAATTCGATATGCAGGACACGAAGAGCGAGAATATTTAATCAGAGAAAGACGCAGAGAAAAACTTTCACAATGGATTAAAAGAGGCAGAGAAGAGTTTAACGACCTTTTACCCTACTCAATGATACAAGAACTTAATAATCTTTAACATCAAATAGAATGGCAGACATATCAAAATGCACAGGAGAGGGATGCGCCCTTAAAGAAACCTGCTACCGCTTCACTGCACCGTCAGGAATGTACCAATCGTTTTTCTTTAGCCCTCCAATTAAGGATGGAGAGTGTGATTTTTATTGGTCGCAAATTGCGACCTCAAGTGAACAAACCTTTAAATCAGAACAAGATGAAAGTAATAATAGAGTTTGACAACGAACAAGACGCAGTCCAAGCATTGAAAGCAGGGGCTTGGTATAATGCAGCGTGGAGCCTTGACCAAGAGTTACGAGGGATAGTAAAACACGGATACATCGGAAACCGAGAGGCTACCGAATGTGAGATGGAGGTCTATGAGAAATGCCGAGAGATGTTACGAGAAGCAATGAGCGAAAATGACTTGACATTCAACCTATGAGAGAACAATTTATGAGGATTGCTATGGCAAGGTTGCGTAGCACCTACTCGTTCAAACCACAACGCAGAGCAATTGCTGCCAAGATGTGGATTAGATTCGTTAACAAAAAAGGAATTAATCCGTGAAGTACCAAGTAACATACAATTATTTCAATCAAGCACTGAACAAGTCGGCAGAGTGGGAACAGAGGTCGAAAATATTTAATAGCAAACTTGACGCACAAAGATTTGCTCAGCGTTTGATTGATAATGTATCAGTAAGAAACTTAATTATTCAAGCAACTAAATGACAGACACAGATATACTACCGAGAATCCCGGGGTACAGTAACAAGATGATGCACAAGCAGTGTATGATATTGGCATCAGTAGTTAACGCAAAGAAGGAAATTAAAGTCGGTAGAGGAAAGGGTGTAAAAATAGTAGAGGAGTATAAGCACAATACTCCAAAGGAAACAATAGACCGAATCAATCGAAGCGTTGATTATTATAAATATCAAATGGAAAATCCGACAATAGAATTTAGAGATTATCAAAAAGAAATTATAGAGAAAGGCACTGATGTGCTGAAGAAGAAGAACTTCGTATACTTAGCAATGGAGGTGCGTACAGGAAAGACCCTTACAAGTCTCGGTATCTGTAGAGAACTCGATGCAAAAAAAGTTTTGTTCTTGACAAAGAAGAAAGCCATAAGTAGCATAGAGTCCGACTATGCTATGCTGAACCCTAACTACGAACTAACAGTAGTCAACTATGAAAGTTTGCACAAGGTTGAGATAGAAAGTCTTGATGTTTTAATTTGCGATGAGGCACACGGTATGGGTGCATTCCCTAAACCAAACAACAGAGCGAAGCAAGTCAGTGCAATTATAAAGAAGCACAATCCAATGGTAATTCTTTTATCAGGTACACCAACTCCCGAGTCTTACTCTCAGATGTATCATCAGGTTTACGGTATACGTACAAATCCATTCAATCAATATGTAAACTTTTATAAGTTTTCTAAAGACTTCGTTAATGTTACGCAAAGAAAAATCAATTCTCTATACATAAACGATTATACGAATGGTCTTCCAACGATACTTGATGCAATGAAACCATACACCATCAACTACACACAGAAGGAGGCAGGGTTTAAAGTAGAAACAAGGGAACATATACTTGAGGTAGAACTTGAGCCAATTACATATAAGATTGCGGCTCAATTAAAAAAGAACTTGGTCGTTGAAGGAAAGGAAGAAACGATATTGGCTGATACTCCCGTTAAACTAATGATGAAACTTCACCAATTGTATTCAGGAACTATCAAGTTTGAGTCAGGCAACTCAACCATTATTGACTTGTCGAAAGCAAGATATATCCACGACAACTTTGGCGATGCTAAGATTGGAATCTTCTACAAATTCAAGGAAGAGTATAACGCACTGAAGCAGGTATATGGAGACCAATTATGTACAGAACTTAGTGTCTTTGAAGACACAAGTAAGTCTATAGCCTTACAAATTGTATCAGGACGTGAGGGTATATCCTTACGAAAAGCAGATGCTCTTGTGTATTACAACATAGACTTCAGTGCTACAAGTTATTGGCAGAGCAGAGACCGAATGACAACCAAGGAAAGATTGGAGTCAGATGTTTATTGGGTGTTTGCTAAAGGGGGCATAGAAAAAGAAATATATAAAGCGGTATCAGACAAGAAAGACTATACTCTGAATCACTTTAAAAAGGATTTGCTAACTTTGTAAATGGCTACAGAACAACAGATACAGACTAAAAGGATAAAGGAACTTGAGGCTCAGGGTTACTATGTAATCAAACTAATCAAGACCAATAAGAATGGTATCCCTGATATCATTGCTATCCCGCCAAACTCTAATGTAATCTTCAGCGAGGTTAAGACATTAAAGGGAAAGGTCTCTCCATTACAGGAGTATAGACTAAAAGAATTAGAACAATATGGATTCAAAACAGAGGTATACAGAGGAGAGTAGCAATGTAGGTGTTTCGCTAACACAAGACTTTCATTTCACCCTTCACACATTTGATTGGGATATACGTGTGGACATAATGAAGCAACTCTCAAGTGTGTTGGAATGGATGACAGTATCATTGGATGATGAGACTTATTATGTTGGCGGAGTGTCTCTTGTTAATGAACCTTTCTTCTTTGTTATTGAATACTATAACGACCCGTTAACCGCATACACAGATACTCCTATGATAGACTTAGTGAACATCTTGGAGATAGACTGCGACCAATACTTAGACTTAATAAATGAATCAAATACAATCAAACAATATAGAAATGGACGAAACAGTATTGAATCCAACACAACACCTTCGTGATATAATCAGAGTAGTGTTAGGTGTTGACGTAAAAACCGCAAAGTCGAGACGCAGACACATAGTAAACGCCCGTATGATATACGCTCACATCCTACATAAGGGAGGTTGGGGTTATAGTAGTATTGGCAGGGCTATGGTAAAACATCACGCAACTATAATACATTACGTAAAAAACTTTGACAACTACCTGATGTCTGACCCTGAACTACGCAGGTCTTATACTGAAATCAAGAACTCATTCGATGGAGATATAACTGACCAATTATATTTGTCAGAAGATGAACTAAAAAAAGAACTAATTCTTTTGCGTAAAGAAAACAAATCGCTATCTTTGAAAATTATAGAAATTGAAGGACAATTAAAATCCGTCATCTCTAACAGACAAAGACTTGGTGAAATCTATAAGATAGTAGAACAAAGAACCAATGTCGGAACTGAAGAAGAAGTTAAATGGGCAATTAATCGAATGTACAATGGGCTATAACATCAACGACATAGATAAGATTGCGGAATTCAAAACTTGGACTACCAAGCAGAAGACCGATGAACTGCTGAAGATTGATTGCTTTATGTATTGTAATCTCGGCAAGGACTCCACCAACAAAGAAAGAGAGCAGGTTAAAAGAAACTCTAAAAGAATCTATACATTAATAAAAAAAATAGACCCACCTATGGGCAATGCATTTCTTGCAACCATAGATAAAAAAGAATAGCCAATGCCGAAACCGTCCGCATACGACACTGAGCGACTTGCTTACATCAACCAACTGATGGACGGACTACACGACTCTCTAAATTCAATATATGAAAACTTAATAGACCGAGACTTTGACGCTCTTAATAAAGAAATAATTCAAATTATGTCAACACTCAGGGACATAAAAGAAAGTACCGAGGATGATTACTGAAAATGAATTATATAATTGGATTAAAAAAAATTTCATTAAAGACCTAAAAGAATCAGAGAAAAGAACCTCTCGTTATGACTGCTTCTCTAAGGAGTATAACTTGGATATAGAACTCAAGTGCAGACGCACACACTATTCTGATTTAATAATCGAAAAGAAAAAATACGATGCTTTAATGCTTAGGAGTAAAGAACACGGAACAATACCTGTGTACGTGAACTCTACTCCTAACGGTGTGTGGGCTTTCTATATTGCCAACATCAGAATAACTTGGCAGAACAAACTGTTGCCAAAGCATACAGACTTCTCAGACAATACATTTATCGAAAAGAAAATAGGATACCTAACGTTAGCCTCAGGTATAGAACTCACATCTAAGGTAAAGAAGTAGTGTCCTTGAAGACACTATCTTTTCCTATCTCTTCTCTTCCAATATCCTTTGGGAGCAAGACGCTCGGGTAGACTCTTCGTTGCCTTATCCCACTTCTCTTCCTGCTCCCACTTCTTTGCTATCTCAGGATGGTTCTTGTACATAAACCTCCTTTGTGCTTCACTTTTAAAGGGCATAGTTTTTTATTTTACCATTCATTAGACCACTCTTTATCATCCCAATCTGAATCAAAATTATCATCCCACTTCTCTTCTTTCCATCCGCCTTTTGACGGAGGCGTATAGTCGTACAACTCATCTTTCATTTGTTGCTTCAACTTTCTCTCAGCAGCCTTTAGTTTCTTTTCTGCTTCTCTAACATCATAGTCAGGTGAATTTGGACCGAATGTGTTCTCCCACAACCTGTAGTCGTAACGCTTCATATCACCTTCACTATCGTATCCCTGAAGCATTTCCTCTTTAGTCTTCTTAGCGTTCTTCAGGTCTGCCTGTGCTTTTCTAAGGTCACTATAGATTTGGTCTAACACAACCTTACGAACATCTTTATACAAAGGAATGAATCCAAGGTTACCAAGAATCTCCATAGGTACTCTGTAGTACATCTCGTCTTCGCTTCTCTTGATTGCATCAGCCTCTTTCTTGGCAGGCTCTGTAATCTTTTTGATAACCAAGTCTGTCGTCTTTAAGATTGGACCATAGGCAGCACCCATCTTCATAAGGTAGTCACCCAAGCCTGAGCCTCCTCCATCCTTTGATTTTGGAGTAACAGTATATTGTATAGCATCCCTGTACGCATCGTAATCTCCTTCTCTAAGAAAATCTAAATGCTCTTTATTAAACTCTTCGATGCCTGAGTTTAGGATTGACTTGGTAGCATTACCAAAGTCACGACCAAAAAGAAGAGATGTAAACGTTGAAGCAAATGCTTGACCCAAAGCCTTGTCAAAAGACTTCATCTCGTCTTCCTTAGATTCTCCCGCCAACCTTGCGATTGGTTCATCATCAAACAAGTCTGTAAGTGCGTGTGAAAGGTATTGACCAATCAAGGTATACAGAACCATACGAGATGTAACCCCGGCAATCAATGCTGCTCCCTGTCTCTTATTCAGTTCTCCTTTGCCAATCATATTCATAATACCTGTACGTGCAGTCACGTATTCAAATATTAAGAAGCGTGTCATAAAGCCATTAAAAGCATTGAAACCTTTTAGCATTGCGCTTTGATTTGGCTTAGACGTTCCTTTAAGGATACCCATAAAAGCGTTGTCTGTTGCACCTGCTAATACAGAACGGTTGTCTGCGTGTTTTGTAGAAGCACTTAATGCTTCCTTATACTTTGACATATAAGCCTCATCATTCGCTGCTATCTTATCAAAGTCGGGAGACTTGCCTGTAATCTCTTTGAACTTAGAGTCAAAGGTTCCAAACCAAATAGGTCTCATCACCATTTTATCAGGTGTGGATATCATCGCATCAGCAACAAACTCAACCCCCTTGACATATCTCTGACCTGTCTTGTCCCAATACTTACGAAGGAAGTTCGCTGCTTTAGTTGAAGCACCACGTGTCTTCGTGCCTGTTGCTTGGCTTAGAATATTGGTGTCTACCATCCTTCCGCTAAGACCATCGCTATACATTCGTGTGGTCTGACCACTGTTTAGATTGCTTAGGATGCTTGGTCCTTGGTCGTTACTAATCTTGCGAACTATTTTAGTTCCATTAGTAAATCCAACAGGGTCAACGAGCAACGCAAAACTCACGTTAGAAGTTAATTCTGCAACGAACCTTCCGCTTCCTGCAAGAATAGTTCTGTATCCCGTCTTCTTCAAGAACTCTAATGCCTCATCCAACACTGTGTTCTCAGCATATGAATTAGTCAATAAGTTTTCTACAGTCTCCTCAAACGCAGACTTGATTGCGTTAAAAGTTTTACGCTTACTTGAAGACATTCTTTCTCCGTCAGCCTGAAGGTTCTTCTCAGCCTGATTCATTGTGCGTCTTGCAGTTCTGATTGGCTCAGTAAGATGGAAGTCCATAAGCGTTTGCTTAGAACCCTTCAACACCGAAGCATAAACGTCAAAGTTCAAAGCGGATACCTTACCCGTTCTCTCGATTAAATTCTTCGCTCTTGTACTTGGTCTTAATGAATTGTTAAACGACTCCACAAAAGAAGGTCCGTTCATCATATCACTTGGCTGAGTCTCGTGCATTACATTCAAATGCACATAGTTATTTAGTGGATTAAATTTATCTCCACGAATCACAGACGAAGTGAACTCTGCTTTAGAACCGAGACCACTATTAATCTCTTGGATTGTTTTGATAGATTCCTTTTCGGCATTATTAAACGAATCAAACAAAGCATCGTTATCAAAATTACCATCAGCATCAGTAAAATCATTTAAGATAGATTGAAGCATTTCAGCGTCACGCTCACTAAACTGAGTAGTCCCATCGTCAATCCTTTTTATAGTTGCTTTAAGGAATCCTGTAACGGAATTTACTTGTGGGCTTTGCGGGTTGCTCAAGAACTCTTGCTGAATCAGGTAAGCCATCTGCTTATACTTTGACATAGTATATTTCAGAGAGTCTCTTCCAAGAGATTTCTGTACCGCATTCTGTGCCTTCTCAATTTTGCCTTGAATAACACTGTACTCATTAGTATACTTTGCTACCGCCCTTGACGCAGCACCAAATACCGATTCAAAAATATCCTTGGTTTTAAAATCCCCAAAGACTTGGTCGATATTGAACAACGGATTACGTCTTATCATCTCAACAATAGAATCCTTTCGAGTCACTAATGATTTTAGTTTTGCATAAATCTTAGTAAGTGGCAAAGGCTTAGACCTATTGATTGCAGAAGCAAGGTTCTTTCCGTCATTGACCGCATTCAACTTCTCTACCATTACCTCAGCAAAATGAGGAAGGTATCCGTTGTTGATGTTGTCTATAACCTTTGAAAGGTTTTGCAAATCAGGAAGGGATAGACCATCAATTGCACCGCTTCGGATTAAACGCTTTAACTTTGCGGCTAAATCACGCTCTTCTCTACTCGGCAACTCACTGAATTCAAGTTCAGTTTGGTTTACTTCGTTTATAATATCTTGTCTTCTCTCTTCAATCTCGGCTTCTGACATTGGGGCAGCAGCCTTTTTAGGGACGATAGAGGACTTATATTTCTTCATAAGTTCGTACTCCTCATCCGTGATGACATCGTCCTTTAGCATCGACTTAATGGTGGCTGCGTAGTCTACCTTGCCCTCATCATTCATTACCTTACCGTAGTCGTTATATCTTTCCTGTAATTCAGGAACCAATGATTGCTCTTCATTGATAGCAGTCAGTACATCTTCTGTAAGTTGAGTCACCTCTTCAATAGAAGGTAGCGTCAAGACTCGCTCTCTCTTGCCAAACATCTCAACAAGTGATACGTACTTATCTAATACCGCATCAGGGATAAGAGTTGGGTTGATAGAAAACAATCGCTGCAACTGAGGACTTAAAGCCTGAGCAATACCAATCTTAGTAGCAGCATTCGCTTTAGCAACTTTACGTTTCTGATTTGCTTGTGATATAATTTCAGCGTACTCTGCATTAGCAAATACCTTTGACATATAGTCAACAAACCTTTCGATAGATACATCGCTCAGTAGATTAACCTTACTGAATCGAGAAAGAACATTAGCCATTTGTTGCGTACTAATCTGTCCGCTTTTTACTAAGTCATTTATCTCCTCGTTCAACAACTTAGATGCTTTAGACATAGCCGTAATTACATTCTTCGCTCCCTCGTTAAGAGCCTTTAAGCGAAGCATATATAATTCTTTTTCAGCAATGGTAATCTTCTTGATATCCTTGATAGTACCAAGTATTCTTCCAACAGATGGAGCCGACTTCTCTTTGATACCAAACTTCTTTCTGATATCTCTAATCATTCGCTCTCTCTGAACATCGGTTGCGTTCTCATATAACTTTGTTCCCTCTAAGTATGCAATTACATTCTTAGGAATCTGAGAATATGTACGTCCACGCTTCTTAGATTTTTCAATGATACCGTCAATCTCTTTCATTACACGGTCATACCCTTGAGCAAACTCCTCGCTAACCTTAGTACGAACTGCAGCCTTGCCCTTGGTTTTTTCTATGGCTGATGCAATCACATCCACATCAACACCTCTTCTTCTTAGTGCAGTTTTAATTGCAGCCTCTGATATTCCCTGACCTCTTGCTTGTTTAATAAACGCAGCGACATCGTCCCCAAGTTCAAACCTCGGCATCATTCCCTTGGACTCTTTAGCGGCATCGAATTTTGTGCTTACCGCTTTGCCCTTGAATAGGTCGGCAAGTCCTGTATTGATAAATTCATCAAGAGACATTTTCTTAATAGCATCTGTAGCCAACTCATCAGATGTAGTGAACTTCTCTTTAATGTATTTAAAGGTGGCGTTCATCCACTCTTTGAATTGAGACTTCTTGGATGCTTCAATAATTGTATTTCCCTTGGTAGCCATAAGTTCTACCAATGCCTCTTCTCGTGCAAGTTTAGTGTCTCCGTATTTTGCAATGGCATCTTTCAGTGCTTGAGTATTCTCAACCAACTTCAAGCCTCTCTCTAATAAAGCAGTTCCCTTTTCCCCGCTTGCTTTAGAACGCAAGTAGTCAATCCAAATGTGACCATACTCGTGAATAGGAGTAGCCAATGATTCTCTCTCAGGGTTTAAGAATATCTTTCCGTCCTTGGTCATACCAAGAATAACCTTGCCCTCAGAAACCTTTGTTCTTACACCGGGCTGCTGAAGGATATCATTGAACTCTTCAATAGAAGTTGCAACGGCAACATCAGGGAATGCAAACTTCAACTTGCCTAACAAGATTTGAAAGTCTGTCATCACTGTAGTTGGTCTATCTCCTTGGAACGCCAAGTCTGATGCAGCAGTACCCATAGTCTGACCCGAAACTTGTAAATCACTTGGTCGTTTGCCCGCTTTATTCGGTTTAAATACCCTGCTTGCCTTAGCCCTCCAAGTGGGGAATACATTTATACCATTAGTTGGATTTTTCACTAAGGCAATTAATCTACCCTTTGGTCCTGTACCATAGTTTTGGTGGTCGATATCAATCACTCCTCCATTTATTACATCAATACCAACGATAGAAACAATGTCTCCCTTCTTAGTCTTCATCATTGAAGGTTCTCCAATGGCGTTGTAAATATTGTCAGCAGTAAAAAGTGTTGAGTTATTTTTAGGCGCACCTTCATAAAGTGATTTTAAGTACGCCTTGTTAGGAGTCTTTACACCCGGAGCAGTGGATAGTTCCGAGAACATTGCTGCTCTTTCGTCTAATGTAAGTGTGCTTTTAACATCGCCTTTTGCACGAAGATTTGCATCCTGAACAATAGCGTCAAGCAACTGCCCCAATGTGGAGATGTCTTTCCTTGCTATGAAATCTAATAGGCGTTTATTTTGTGGAGCCTTTTTATTTTTCAGATTGGATACGACATCATTTAACGCTGCCTTTTGATTTGCCTCGGGCTGAGCCTTTACTTCAGGAGATAAGTATCTAAATACAATCTCGTTAGAGTTTACTGCGTCATCAGACATACGGACAATCGCCATAGGTACGTGACCGTTAGGGATTCTTCCTTCCTCCCAAAGTCTTTCAAATAAACCTTTGTTTTTATTGTATAGTTCTACTGCTTTTTTATATTGAGTCTCTGACTTTGAACGCTCTACACCTGCCCAAGCAGCCTTAACCTTAGCCAATGCATTAAACATAACACCACCCTTAGCATTCATAGGCTGACCTGTTGCATCAGAAATAGTCCCCCCTGCAGCAATATCACTAATACCTGTAATCATTGGTATACCTTCAAAAGACTCTAATGGTTGTACCATTTCATCGGTGCTTTCGAATCCTAACTCTCTTACGTCCTCATCAGTTAATGTCTCTAAAGAATTGCTTTCCTCTATTGGGTTAACAACAACTGTCTCACCTTCAGGAGCAACAAAGTTTACCTCATCAGCATCCATTAAATTCATTTCCTCTGCAATAGCATCGACATCTTGTTCGTCTGCTTGCAACAAACCATCGCCTTCTTCGGTCAAACTAAATCTGCTTTCAGATTCTAAGTCTTGCTCCAATGAAGCCACATCGTCAGCAAAAGATTGTATTGCAACCTCTTGGTCTCCACCTGCTGCCTCTAAGTAGGATGCCTTCTCTTCGTCAGCAAGAAGGTTAAACTCTTCTTGTGCATTAAACTCAGGGACTCCTGACACCACGGCTTCTTCAACCTCAGCCACCACCTCTTCTTCAAGTTGGTTTTCCTGAAGGTCTTTAATTTTTTCTCTGAGGTCTGCAGCCTTTGCCTTTCCAACCTCAG